CGGGACCTGAGTTCGTCCGGGGACACGTCGTTGGACAGGAACTGGTTGAAGTCGGCGGGCTGGTCGTAGAAGGAGCTGGGCAGCCCGTAGGACTGCAGCACCTGCCGGTAGGCGTTCTCGGTGGCGATGTACTCCGCCGGGCTCAGCGCGGCCAGGCCCGCCTTGATGCGGGCCTCGTTGGCCGAGAACCGCTGCTTGTAGGCGTCGGTCTGCTGCAGCTGCAGGGTGATCGCGTCCGAGCCGAGGCCCTGCCGGATCAGGTCGTTGACCGTTCCGGCCAGCGAGTCCAGGCCCCACGCCTTGAGCTGCTGCTGGATGATCTGGCTGGCGGTCTGCTGGTCCGGGTTGAGCGGCGCGGTCACTGGGCCCCCGTGAAGCCGAAGTCCTTACCGATCTGCGCCAGGGTGCTCATCGCGTCGGTCTTGGCCTGCGTGGTCTTGTCGTAGCGCGGGTCGGTCTTGAGGGTCTGGGTGAACTGCCACAGCGGCTGGGTGGCCGCCGTGCCGTCCTTGTTGCGCTGCTGCAGCGCCTTCTGCACGTACGGGTCGGTGATCTTGATGGCGGTCTCGGGCAGCTCCAGCGTCTGCGCCATCGTCGAGATGTACGGGTCGGCGATGTCGCGCACCGTCATGCCCGCGTCGATCTGGTCGGCCAGCTGCGGGTAGGTGGCCTTGGCCCGCGCCCGCATCAGGTTCTCGAACCCGTCGAGGGTGTCGTGCCCCGCCTCGATCGCCGTGGCCTGCAGGTTGAGGAACGCGTCGGTGTAGGGCACCCCGTAGCTCTGCGCCAGCTGCGTCATGTGGTCGCGCAGGTTGGCGATCTGCCCGTGGTACGACCCGCCCGAGGTGTTGATCGACGACGACGCGGAGATCAGGTTGGACAGGACGTTGTCGTCCCACTGTGGGTTGGTCGTGAGGTTCTGGTAGGCCAGCGAGTTCAGCTGGCCGTCGGTCAGCGTCCGGCCCAGCGCCGCCGCCTTGAGCGCCACCTGGCGCCGCGCCTGGAGCAGGTTGTTCTGGTAGGTGGCGGGCTCGGTGGCCGCCAGCACCGCCAGGTTGCGGACGGTGTCCGCGTGCTGCCGCCACCACGGCGAGGACTCGACCTTCGCCACCAGGGCGTCCTGGGTCCAGCCGCCCTGGATCGCCTGGGTGAGGAAGCTCTTGAGTTCGGGGATGTTGTTGGCGATCTGGTAGACGTAGCCGTAGGAGGCCAACGCCTGCTCTGTGGAGATGGCGGGCAACGATCCTCCTTAGATCGGCCGGTTGCCGTGCCCGATGACCGGGTGCACGACGCCGGTGATCGGGGCCAGCGGCGGAGTGGAGATCGGCGCCGAGTACGACGGGCTGTACGGCCGCCCGTTGTAGGAGACCGCCGTGCCGGTCGGGGTCGCGGTCATGCCGAACAGGTCGTCGTCGAACAGCCGCCGGATCGAGGTGGGGTGCCCGATCGAGGACACCCGCACGTGGTCGCCGGACTGCGGCGCCTGGATCATCTGGCCGTTGCCGATGTAGATGCCCACGTGGTCGGTGTCGCCGGGCTCGTCGTAGTAGATGATGTCGCCCGGCCGGGCCTCCTCCAGGGAGACCGCCTTGCCCATGTGGCCGTAGTCGACCGCGCGGTAGCGGGGCATCTTGATCCCGGCCGCGTTGAACGCGTAGTAGAGCAGCCCGCTGCAGTCCACGCCGTTGGCGCTGGTGCCGCCCCACACGTAGGGGACCGCCCGCTGGGCCAGCGTCATCGCCGCCTGGATCGCCTTGCCGATCTGGCCGGTGGCGTTGCCCAGGGTCTGCCCGTCGTTGGTGAGCGTGGGGCCCTTGGCGTTGGCCTGCTGCTCCTCCAGCTTGGAGGCGTCCGAGTCGCCCTTGGCCTTGCCGTAGCCGTCGAAGAACAGCGTGTTCGGCTCGAACGCCTGCAGGCCCCGGCCGTAGGGGTTGGGCACGCCCACCCGCTGCTGGCTGTAGCTGCCCGGGTTGGGGATGTTGGTGGTGTCCTGGTCGGACGCGAGCCGCATCGCCATGTCCAGGCGCTGCCGGGGGCTCATGCCGACCGTCATCCCGTTGACCGAGTCGGCCGCGTTGCTGTTGAGGGCGGAGAGGAGGGTCTGGTCGGCGGGGCTGGTCATCCATCAAGTCCGAACAGGCGGCGGAGCCCGGAGCCGTACTGCGCGACCGCGTAGTTGGCCTGCTCCTGGGCGTACTGCGGGCTGTTGAGCGCGGCCATCACCTGGCCGGTGTCCGAGGGCAGGGTGATCGAGTAGCTGCCGCCCTGCCGCCCCTGCGCGTCGGCCGAGTCGTAGGCCGAGGACTCCAGGGAGTGGAAGTGGTCGGCGATCTTCTGCGCCTCGGCGTCGGTGAGCTTGCGGCCCAGCGCGGTCTGCGCGGCGGACTGCGCCTCGGCGACGATCTGGGTCGGGTCGGTGTAGTGCCGGGCGATCGGCGTGTACGCCTGTGCCCGCGCCTTCTCCTGCAGCGCCTTGTTCGCCGTGGCCCGCTTGTTCAGCACGTCCTGCAGCGTGGTCAGCGCGCCCTCCTCGGTGCCGCCGCTGTTCAGCACCGCCGTCTCCAGCGCGGCCTGGGTGAACGCGTCGCCGACCGCCGAGGAGTACGGGCCGCCGGAGACCGCGTAGTGCGAGTCGTCCAGGTAGCCCGCGTCGTGCAGCTGGTCGACCATGTGCGCGTACGCCTGCGGGTCCTTCACCGACAGGTTGGCCAGCCAGGTCAGCCCGTTCTGGATGGTGAGCTGGTTCTGCCCGGTGGCCGTGGTGTTGGCCTGCTGGCTGTACTCGCCCGCGCTGGCCGGGTTGAGCGCGCCGGGCCGGACCGGCGTGTAGTTCGGGAACGCCCCGCCCGGCATCGCCGAGGTGGCCGTCGGGTTGAACACGTCGGTCCGGCCGCGCGTCATCAGGAACGGCGTGTTCGCGTGGTCCCCGATCGACTGGCTGTCCAGCAGGTCGAACGCGGTGGGCAGGGCCACCTGCGTCTTGTTGCCGTCCAGCTCCTCGGTCAGGAGCGTGGTGCCGTTCTTGTCCTCGATCGAGACGATCTTGCGGAGCTTGCCGTCGACCCAGACCATGCCGCCGGAGTTGGCCTGGTCGATCAGCGCCTGCCGCTGGGCCGCCTTGGCCTTCGCCGCCGCCGTCCTCGCCTGCGCGTCGGCCTTCGCCTTGGCCTCGATGGCCGCCTGCGCGGACTGCTGCTCCTGGGTGGCCTTGAGCCCCCCGGCAACACTCTGCCCGAAGGAGGACTCGGGCTGAGTGTTGCGCGGGGAGCCGGGCATGAACCGGCCGGGGTCGGGGCTGTCGACCGTCTGGCCCTGCTGGTCGACGAAGTACGCGACCTTGCCCTTGTCGTCCTTGACCGGCTGGGGCAGCCCGGTCCTCTTGGCCTCCTTGACCGCCTTGTCGAAGGCCGCGCGGGTGACGCTCACGTCGCTCCTAGTCCGGCAGTCGGAACACCCCGCGCGCCAGGTCGGCCAGCTCGGGGAACAGAGCGTTCGGCCCGCCCGCCAGGCGCTGCACGGTGTCGGTGTAGGTGGTCTTGAGGTCGTTCTTGAGCCGGATGGCGTGGTTGGACCGGGAATCCCCGAGCTGATCCACGCCCGCCTGGTACTCCTCGCGCGCCTGCAGCAGGGCCAGCAGGCCCTCCCGGTTGGCGCCGAGGGCCTTGAGCGTGGACCGGGAGGTGTCCTTGGCCATGCGGGTCAGCTGCTCGATGGCCTGGCCGGTCAGCGCGTTGTCCGTGGCGTACTCGGAGAACTTCTTGGCCAGCAGCGGATTGCCCGCCATCAGGTCCTGCTTGGCCGCCGCCCACTCGTCGTCCAGCTGCGCGACCGCCGCCCGCGCCCCGGCCGCGACCAGCGACGCCCGCTGGGCGTCGTACTGGTCCTTGGCCTTGAAGTAGGCGTCGGCGCCGCGCTGGGTGACGATGTCCTCGAAGAACTGGTCGAGGGACTTGTAGTCGCGGATGCCCATCTCCAGCTGCGCCCGGTAGGCAACGTCGCTGTACTGCCCGTCGGTCGAGCCCTGCGGCGGGCTGGACGGCAGGAAGTACGCGGCCACGCCGCCCCGGCCGCCGTAGCCGTTGGCGCCGGTGCCGAAGAAGTCGGTGTTCTGCTCCATGTACCGGGCCGCGACCACCGTCGCCGGGGCCGTGGCCTTGGCCGTGGTGACCTCGGTCTTGGAGCCGCCCTCCACGTACACCAGCTCGCCGGGGTGCAGCTTCTGCCACAGCGCCAGCGCCTTCTCGTAGCCGACGTCGGCGATCAGCTTGTTCGCCTCGTCCTTGAGGCTGTGCAGCCCGATCAGGTGCGCCGACCAGTCCGGCGCCGAGCCGTGCCCGGGGCCGAGGTCCCGGCCGCCGGACGCCTGCGGGTCCAGCGTCGGGGCGGCCGGAAGGGCCAGCCCGAACAGCGCGGTGAACGCCAGGTTGTTGCGGATGGAGACGGCCAGCTTGTGCTGGAAGTCCGCCTTGCCCTGCGCGGTCTGCAGCTGCTGGTCGTCGATCTGCCCGGCGGCCTCCATGTTGGCCAGGGCCTGCATGTAGGCCTGGCCGTACTTGGACGCCGGGTCGTCGCGGACCAGCCCGGAGATGATCCGGTTGGCCCAGGACGGCAGCATCTGCTCGTACCACGCCCGGCCCGCCCCGAGCTGACCGTTGACCGCCTGGTCCAGGGAGGACTTGAGCAGCGCGTGGTCGTTGCCCATCAGCGAGGTCAGGGCCTTGAACGGGATGGACAGCAGGGGCGTGGCCGACAGCCCGATCGGGTTGTCCAGCGACGGGTTGAGGAACATCACCTGGCTGGTCAGCTCCCCGTTCATGGGGACGCTGGCCGCGCCGGGGATGACCTTGTTCAGCACGCCGAGCATCAGCCGCGAGCCCGGGTAGACGAACATCAGGTTGCCGGTGTCGTCCTGCTCGACCAGGCCCATCGACTCCGCGCCGTGGATGGCCAGCTGGGCCTCGCGGATGATCTGCGGGTTGTCCCGCAGGGTCCGCCCCCAGCGCCGCAGCCAGTCCTCCTGGGCCCTCACGAACGCGAAGTAGTTGCGCCCGATCAGGGAGAACTGGCTGGCCACGTACGGGTTGTCGATGTGCTTGAACGCCTCGTCCTGCGCGTGCTGCAGCGCGATGCGCTGCACGACCGCGTCGGCCGCCTCCTCCGACCCCGGCCCCCACTTCTCGACGAGGGCGTTGCGGTAGGGCAGGGTGTTCTTCCGCGCGTTGTAGTACAGCGCGGTCATCAGCGGGTTGCGGGACAGCGCGTTGATCTGGTCGGTGACGACCTTGTCGTAGGCCTTGGTGAGCATCTGGGTGTAGCCGCGCGGGAACGAGCCCGGCGGGTGCGCCCGGTTGTACGGGCCCCACAGCTGGCCGATGGTCTTGGCGGGGCGGACGTCGGGCGTGGTGTTGATGGCCAGCCAGGTGCGGTCCGGCACCAGGCCGTCGGTGCCCGACTTGGCCAGCCGGTCCAGCAGCTCGGGCTGGATCACCGGCCCGGCCTCGCCCTGGTGCGCCAGGCCCTGCAGCAGGTCGGCCGACACCCGGTCGGCGTACTCGTCCTTGGCCTGCGCCAGCAGCGCCGGGTTGTCCAGGGTGGAGTCCCCGGCCCGGGTCTGCTTGAACACCTCCGCCTGGTTGACGAAGTGCCGCAGCTCGTCCTTGTCCAGGTGGTCGCGGACCGCCGCCTTCGCCGCCGCCAGCGCCGTCTGGTCGATGACCTCGCCGGGCTGGGTGTAGCTCTTGACCGCCTGCACCCACGCGTGCGCGGGGGACAGGTCGTCGTTGAACCGCAGCTGCAGGTACTTCGCCCAGGCGTCGAGCCCGGCGCCGCCGTCGGTCTCCACCTCGCCGTAGCCCTCGTAGGGCCGCACGTACGCGTACTTGCGCGCCGCGATCCCGGCCCGGTGCAGGTCCATCGCGTAGTCGTCGGAGGCCATCAGCTTGGCCGAGTCGTTGAAGTGCGACTGGAACACGCCCTCGCGGAGCACCTGGCCCCACTCGTTGTTCACCAGCTCCTGGGCGACCTTGACCATCTCCGGGTCGATCGCCCACGACTTGCGGAACGACATCAGCTTGCCGAGCGCCGACCCGATCAACACGTCGTTGATGTGGTCGGCGGCGCCGCGCAGGATCAGCGGCACCCGGTACTTGATCGCGGCCTCCAGGTTCTGCGCCTTGCGCAGCTCCTCCTTGGACTCCGCGAGCTGCCGCTCCGCCTTGTCGACGGTGAGCACGCCCTTGGCGTCCAGCTGGGCCTGCACGGCCGCGCGGGCCTCGTCCGGGGTCGGCTTGTAGAACTCCGAGTCGCGGACGTTCTGCAGCCGCTCCCGGTCGGCGATGACCTTCTGCTTGCGCGCGAGCGCGTTGCGGGTGTCCTCGATCTGGGACTCCAGCGCGTCCCGGCTGTCGCGCAGCGACTTCTCGGCGACGGCCGGGTTCGGCCCCATCGACTCCAGCAGCGCCTTGTGCTGGGCGGTCTGGGTGCGCAGCTTCTGCTGCAGGGAGTCGGCCTGGTCGAGCAGCTCGTTGTGCCGGGCGTCCCACAGGCCGGGCGCGTTGTCCAGCTGGAGCTGCCCTGCCTGGGCCTGCTCCAGGGCGCGCTGCGCCTCCTCGTGGGTCTCGACGTTCTTGCCGACCGACTGGCTGAGCTTGAGGTTCAGCGCGTCGCGGTTGCCGCCCGCGCCCGCCAGCATCTCCCGGTAGCGCAGCGAGTCCGCCCGCCGGGCGGCCCGCAGCTCCTTGGTCGCCTGGGTGAACGCCACCCGGCCCTGGAGGTACTGGCGGCCCAGGCCGGTCGCGGCGAAGTTCGCCACCTCGTCGAGGGCGTTGCGCAGACCACCGGCGATCGTGGTGATCCAGCCCATCTTGATGGTGCCGAGCACCGCGTCGGCGAAGTTCCCGGTGGCCAGCGAGTGGAAGCTGGCCAGGCCGGTGCGCCGGGCGAACCCGGACACGGCGAACTTGGCGGCCTTGTGCGTCATCTCCCGCATCGACGGGATGAAAATCTTGGTCGACAGCTGGTTGGGGTACAGCGCCGCCTCGACCATCTGGCCGTTGCGGTTGACCAGGCTCTCGCCGTTGAGCGCGTACTGCTGCCGGGCGCCGTCGACCTCGCCGAGGAACTGCTCCATCCACTTCTGCCCCTCCTCGGTCCGGGCGATGCCGGAGGCGTGGAAGGACTGGGTGAGCACGCCCTTGGCGATCTGCCGCCGGGTGGCCAGGTCGCCGAGCTGGTAGGCGGAGGCCAGCCGCGCGGACTCGCCCTTGTTGAGGTAGACGCGGGCGACCTGCTCGATCAGCTTGGCGGAGCCGGAATCGTTGAGGTCGATGTGCGTGACGGTCGGGATCAGCGTGGTGAACCGGCGGCTGATCCGGTCGGCCTTCGCGCGAGCGATCCGCGCGGCGTCGCCGAACTGCAGGGTCAGCGCCTTGCCCAGCGCGGAGTGCGCGGTCAGCGCGTGCTGCTGGCGGCCCAGGGACGCCATCGCGTCCAGGAACGGCTGCTCGCCCTCGTTGGGCACCAGGTTGGTGCCGGTGTAGTCCAGCCACTTGACCCGCCGGGCGGAGGCCTTCGCGGCGTGCGTCTCGACCGCCGCGCGGCGCTCGGCCCACAGCGAGAGGCGGCCGGGCATCACCGGCGTGCGCAGCGCGGCGAAGCCGGAGTGCAGCCGCAGCAGGCCGTTGGTCTGGGTCAGGTACTCGGCCAGCTCCGGCAGCGTCTGGATCCGGCTGCCCTCGCCGGTGATCGTGCCGCCGAAGGTGGAGTTGGTGGTCAGCGAGTCGACGGCCCGCTCGGGGTTCATCTCGATGACCTGGCGGGCGCCGGTGACCTCGTCGAGCAGCGGCATCATCGGGCCGTAGCGGTTGTTCATGGCCCGGAAGATCCCGGCCTGCTCGGCCATCGCCTGGGTCTTGGCCGCGTCCGAGGTGGCGGTCTTGGCCCGCTCGGCGGCGGCCACGAAGTCCTGGGCGTCGTTGAGGAAGCCCTGCCACGCCCGGCCGACCTTGGTGACCGCCTGGCCGTTGTCGTCCACCCGCAGCAGGTGCCGGACGCCGTCCATGTCGATCATGTTGTCGCCGGGCAGGACCTGCAGCCCGCGCCGCTTGTTGGCCAGCCACGGCACCGCGCCGACCACGGAGTTCGCGCCGCGCGTGAACGCCGAGGCGTCCTCGCCGACCCGGCCCAGCGCGTCCATCGCCTGGATGGCCCGGTTGGCCTTGCCGAGGATCAGCGTGGGGTCGGAGTACCAGTCGTAGGCGGCGTCGATGGTGCCGGAGACGACCTTGAAGAAGGTGTTGTTGGTGTGCCCGAAGGTGATGACCCGGGCCAGGTCGCGGCCGGGGGAGATGTGCCGCTGGTCGACCGCCGCGAAGGCGTCCTGGAAGTCCTTGGTCTGGGTGAGCTTGTTCAGCTTCTCGGCGGCGTTGGGGTCCTTGGCCTCCAGGTCCTTCCAGAAGCCCTCGGGGTCGCGCTGCATCTGGACGATCTGGTCGACCAGGTCATCGCCGTAGGTGTCGCGGATCTTGCCCAGGTCGTGGTACTGGTTCTCGCCCTGGTTGAACATGAACGCCAGGTAGGACTTGGTCGAGTGCGGGTCGTAGCCGTCGGCCCGCATCTCGCGGTCGATCTCGTCGTCGTTGCCCAGGTCCAGCGCCGAGGACAGCAGCCGGAACGGCATGTGCGCGACGTTGCTGACGAAGTTGCCGACCTTCTCGATCGCGCCGGTCACCGGGTTGTGGAACAGGAAGTTCCCGGCGTTGGTGACGCCCTTGGCGAACCCGTCGACCGCCTGCTCCAGCCACGAGCGGGAGTCGGCCTCCTTGGGCTTGACCTGCTCGCCGACCGCCGACAGCGCGTTGCCCTCGGCGTCGGTGTAGTTGGTCTGCGCGCCGGAGTCCCGGGCCAGCTGGTTGACCGTGGCCAGGTGCATCGCGTTGACGAACCCGCCGACCGTGGCCAGCTCGGTGTCGTCCAGGCTGGATGAGGCCAGGCTGTAGGCGAGCTGCGGCCGGTTCGTCCCGACCAGCGCAGCCGCCTGGTTCAGGCGCGTCGGGTCGGGAGTCGTCATCTGGTCAGAGCCCTCTCTGCTGGGCGGCCACCAGCAGCTGCGCCAACAGCCCGGAGGTGTCGGTCGCGGCGGCCTTGGCGATGGCCTGGGAGACGGCGCCCCCGGTGGCCGGGGCGCCCGGAGTGGCGGTCAGGATGGCGCTGGACGCGCCGGGCCCGGCGTCGGCGCCGTGCGTGACGGGCTCGGCCGGGCGCTGGGACGCGGCGGTCAGCGGGGTGATCTGCGGGGCGGCGGCCTGCGCCAGCGGCGCCCCGCGCTCGGTGTCGAGCAGCGCCTGGTTGTCCCCGTAGGGCAGCCCGGTGGGCGCGCGGAGCGGCTGCCGGTCGGTGCGCTGGGACAGCGGGCCGGGGCCGGACACCCCGACCGGGTCGGGCATGGTCATGGATCGCTCCGAGCTATGCGTGCGATGAATGGATGGGCGTCCAACATCTATCCGCGCATCAGCCTGCGGGGATCTGGCGGGACACGGACGCGTCGAGCTGCGGGCGGCCGCCGCGCATCCCGGCGATCAGCCGCTGAATCGGCGGCAACACCTCGGGCTGCTGGACGTCCAGCGGGCTAGGCTGCCCGCCAGGCGGGGCCGGGGCGCCCGTGTCTCCGGCGCCCTGGTCCTGCCCCGGCTGCTGCTGCTGCGGGTTCTGCACCTCGGGCGCGAACGCCTTGATGAACAGCTCCTCGATCGGCTCGCCGTTCTGGCGGCCCTTCACGATCTCGGCCACCGAGCGCAGGATCGGGCGCGGGTCCTGGCCCTGCGCGATCAGCTGGCCCACCCCGCCGGTCAGCCCGATCAGGCCCTGCTTGAGCCCGTCGGCCATCTGCTCGACGTCGATGTTGCGCTGCATCTGCTCGGCGTCGACCGCCCACGGCAGGTTGCGGCGGACCGTGTCCCGGTCCACCAGCATGTCGCCGCGCAGCTGGAGCATCATCACGATCGCCGCGTTGGGGCTCAGCCCGGCGGCGAAGCCGTAGGTGACCTCGCAGGCGTACACCCCGTGGATGTCCTTGGCCGGGGTGTACGCGAAGTCGTAGGGCTCGCCGTCGAGCGAGCCGGTGATCTGCTTGCGGGTGTTGGGCCAGACCTTCTCGTCCAGCTCCAGGGCGTAGCACACGACGTGCTGCAGGCACTCGCCGATGACGGTCTGGGCGGTGGCGATCTGGGTGTCGAAGGACCCCATCAGCGCCTGCACGCCCCGGCCGGTGATGACCGAGGCGTCCATCCCGCCGGAGCGGCCCTCGGGGAACCGGGCGGCCAGCCGCTGCTCCTCCTGGAGGGTCTGCTCCATGGCGAACAGGGACTGCGGCACCTCCAGCCCGACCCGCTGCACCTGGCCGGGGTTGTCGGTGACGATCACCGCGTCCGGCCCGATGGCCAGCTCCTGCATGTCGCGGGGCACCGCGATCGGCGCACCGACCGCCTTGACCGCGCCCTCCAGGCCCAGCATCGCCATCCGGTGCCGGGCCAGCTGCACCCAGATCACCTGGTCGAACTGGCCGGTCGGCTCGGCGAACAGGCCGGGGCGCTCGGCCACGCGGGCCATGCAGCAGTCCAGCGGGTTCTCGTACCGGGCCAGCACCAGGCCCTTGCGCTCGGGCAGGAAGAGGGCCACCTGGTCGTGGTCCATCCACTGGACCACTTCCAGCTTCTCGTCCCCCGAGCACAGGGTGACGTTGCCGAAGTCGTCCATCTTGGTGCGGATCGACCCGGCATACTCGGGGAACAGGTCGCAGAGCTTGTCGACCGTCTCCCGGTAACAGTGCGCCAGCCGCACGGTGTTCCCGTCGCGGTCGTTGTCGTAGTAGGTGCCCTCGGAGGGCATGTGCCGGATCATCGGCAGCTGGCACGTGTAGTCCGGCTCCACGTAGAGCACGGCAAATCCGTAGGAGAAGTACGCGTCGGCGAACGCGATCATGTGGCTCTTGAGGTTCGCCTTGCGCAGGTAGTTCGCCACGATCTTGTTCTTGGTGGCGGCCCGCCGCTTGTCCGCCTCGGTGCGCATCGCGCCCGACACGCAGTTGAACGCCGGGAGCGGGGCCACCATCTCGGCGAACTCGCGGGCGGTGTTCTCGATGAAGTTGGCCACGATCGGCTTGCGCCAGGTCTCGTTGAACAGCTGCGGAAACAGCAGCTGCGGCTCGCCCTTGCGAACCAGGCCCAGCTCGATCATGCGGGCGTCGCGCTTCACAGCGGCCCGCTTCATCTTGCGGACCCGCTCCACGAGCGGCCCGGCGGTGCTCAGGGGCGAGGTCACGTCACTCCTTGGTCAGGACACGAGGTGTTCGCCCCGGAGCTGGGCTTCCAGCAGCTCCTGGAGGTTCACGACCTGGCGGGAAGCGCGGTCGGCGCGCGAGATGTACTGGTTGTCCAGGTGGCGCGGCACGTTCTTCGCGCGGTCCAGGACCTTCTGGATGCCGATGTTGGCGAACCACAGCGCCATCACCAGGTCGGTCAGCGTGTGCTGCTTGCCGGTGCGCGGCTGCCAGGTGGTCAGCTGGGTGACCAGCTGGTCGACGAACGTGGCGAACTTGGGGTTCGGCAGGGAGATCAGGTGCTTGTCGGTGGGCAGCGGTTCCCACTTGTCGGTGGCCAGGTCGTGCGTGGCGGTCGAGAGGAACAGCGGCGCCATCGAGGACACGCCCAGGTCGTCGTCCCACTTCTTCGCCCCGGTGTAGTGCTCGGTGAGCAGGCAGCCGTGCGCGAAGCAGAACTCGCGGAGGTCCTGCTGCCGGGTGAGGAAACCCTGGAACGCGTTGCGTTCCACGACCGCCTCCCGGCAGCGGTACTTCTCCACGAAGTGCTTGATCTTGCCCACCAGCAGCTCCGGCGGGCACTTGGCGTAGTTGAACCCGTCGAGCACGAACCGCCGCCCGGTGGCCTGATCCAGGCCCACCACGATCATCGCGGTGTAGCCGTCGGCGGCCGGGTCCACCCCGAGCACGCAGTACAGGTTGCCGCCCATCGGCCCGGCCGCCCGGCGGCCGTCGATCGAGGCCAGCACCGCCCCGGTGGGGAACACCTGGTCGATCGAGGCGTCCATCTGCTGGTAGGTCAGCTGCCAGCGGGACTCGGTCTTCGCCTCGGCCTTGAGCCGGGCCAGGGACATCCCCGGCCACTTCTCCGGCCACAGCGTCACCCACGAGTCCGGGTGCGGCTCGGGCATGTCGAACACCGCAGGCTGGGCGAAGTACGTCCAGATCGGCGTCTCGCCGTCCCACTCCGCCAGGTCGCGCAGCTCGGAGTACAGGTCCGTCGGCGCCATCCGGGTGCCGAGGGTGATGAGGATGCCGTCGTCGTCCACCCGGGAGGCGACCTCGGTGCCGACGAAGTCGGCCATCTTCTCGTACGTGTGGACGTTCTGCGAGTCCACCGTGTCATCGAGGATGATGACGTCCAGCCGGGAGCCGTAAATCTGGCCGTTGAGCCCCAGCGCCTGCAGCGTCGGGTCGTTCTGCGCCTGGTCCACCCCGGCCAGGTAGATCGCCGTCTGGGTCCAGCCCTCGCCCTTCCAGCCGCCCTCGGGCATGAACGCGGCGTGCAGCTTCGCGTACTTGGGCAGGGTGAGGATCTGCTTGATCTGGTGGATGATCTTCTTGGCGAAGACCTGGGTCTTGGACAGGATGCAGATGCGGACGTTCGGGTCCTGCATCATCCGCCAGACCGAGTAGTTCACGCTCCACACCTGGGTCTTGGCGTGGTAGGGCGGGAAGTTCAGCAGCACGCGGTTCGAGCGCCCCACCTGGAAGCGGATCGCCGGGTGCATCGACCGGGGCTCCCGGCCGTTGAGCACGTCCCACACCCGCAGGTGGTGCTCCGGCAGCGGCTGATCCAGGTACAGCGCGCAGAACTCGGGGAAGTCCGGCACCTCCGGGCGCTCGCCCTGCGCCCGCTTGCGGGCCGCCCGCGCCACCTCGCGCATGTCGTCGACCAGCGCGGCGAACGCCGGATCGTTCTTCCGCCAGTCCTTGTACGTCTCCTCCGCGCGGTCCACCAGCGCCATCGCGTCCCGCACCGACACGCCCTCGCGGATCGCCTCGGCCACCCTCGCCTTGGCCTCCGACATGGTCGTGCCCCGCTTCGGGGACGACGTCGCGCGGTTCACAGCCAACGGTGGGTAACTCCTTGCTCACACATTCGTTGAGGCATCTCAACGGGCCACGGGCGTTTGACCGTGCGCCGCAACGGCAAAAGGAGCGCACCATGGTCGCCATGCCCAGCGAGGGTCTGCCGAAGAACCTGCTGCGCCGGGAGCGCGCCCGGCGGCACCACGCGCTGGTCGTGCCGCCCGACCCCCGGCGCGACGACGCCGCGTGGGAGCTGCTGGGCCGGGCGTTGAGCAGGACGGGGCGTCGGGAGCCCGGCTCGACCGACGCCCCGTCCAGTGGTGCGGCCCGCACTCCCTAGGCAGCGGGTCGCAGCTTGCGTGCCCGGGGCGGCTTCCCCTCCGCCCCGGGCGATGTACACACCGGCCTGCCCGCCTCAGGGCGGATGATGAAGGTCAGTAACGGACCGGCGTCGTGTACTCACCCAGTGTAACACGGATTCCGTGATCTTGGTCCGTGCCGCCTGGAGACTCGGAGCCTTGACCGCCGGAGGCCCAGACCGGATGCGGAGCGCCAGCGGAGCATTTGCCTTGGTCGGATCGCAAAAGTATTCGCGCGCGCACGCGCGTCGTATTCGTACCGAGCGAAGCGAGGTACGAATCCGAATCCGTATCCGGACCGGCCTCCCTTTGATTCCGGCCGGTCGGCGTAAGCCGACCCGAACCGGTCCGAACCGGGTCGCTTCGCTCGTCGGTCGGTCGCTTCGCTCCCTCCCTCTACTAGTAATGGACGTGTCCGGACCGGCCGGTCCGGACAGCCGCGACAGAACGTTACACAACCGTTACAAACCGGGGTGGCCAGACCGCGCCCCCAGGCGCGGCCCCAGCCGGTCCCCGCCCGGCACCCGGCACCCCCCATCCCCCAGAAAATCGGAGCGGGGTACGTGTAAACAGGTGAGCGCGCGCAGTTAACAACCCCGGGTGCGCGCGAGCGGGCAGGCGCGAACGCGCAGGTCAGACGTGGGGCGGCTGGCATCGCCGCTGTCCGGCGCTACAGCGGCCAGCGGCCAGGGCCCCAGCTCGACCAGGTCGCACATGTGTGCCATGTGGCAACAGTCGTCGACCTGGTCGACGCCACGCACGCCCCACAGACCGGCCGGAGGGAGCCGCGCCACGGCCGGTGGAGCGGCCGCTCGACCGGGTCGGGGCGGTCCGGGCCGTGCCTGCCTCGTGTGTGTCGACGCGCGAGGACTGGACCGAATTGACGGGATGCGACGGTGGATGCCAAGCTGGTGCCGCACCGCCCCGGGATCGGCCCGGGTCGGACGACAGGAAGGCACACGACGATGAGCACGACGACGGTGCAGGTGACCAAGCTGACCGCCCCCGATGGCGTGATTCGCCTGTTCACGAGCGGCAACGGCGACGACGACCGGAAGGCGGCGCGGCAGGCCGCGCAGAAGCTGCACGGGTTTGGGTCAGTCGGCGCGAACCCCACGCCCCGAGCGGCGAAGCTGTCCGACGGCCGCCAGGGGTTCGTCTGGGAGTTCACTCCGGTGACGACGCGGAAGGCGACTCCGGCGGGTGACCGGCCGGTCAAGTGCCACACAGGCGAGCACGACGCGCTGCTGTGCCCGGGACACGAGGCGGCTCCGGTCGCGGCTCCGGCGGCCGCTACGCCCAACGCGGACCGCTCCGGCGAGCACCCGGCGCTGATGGCGCTGGGGGCTCTGCCTCCGGCGCTGGTCGAGGTCCTGCGGCCGCTGGTCCTGGCGTCCCTGCAGGGCCAGCTCTCCACCGAGGAACAGGCGGCGGCGGCGGCCGTGGTTTCCGCGACGGTCGCACCGGTGGCCGCCCCGGCCGCCCCGGCCGCCCCCAGGGTCCGCGAGGACGGCCCCGGCTCGTTCGTGGTCGACGTGATCCAGCGGAAGGCGGCGGAGAAGGCGGCCTACGCCTGCCAGCGGTGCCAAGACCTGGGAGTCGTCCCTGGTCGCGGTCCGAAATGGGAGGCGGGGCGGGCGTTCCGCACGCCGGGTGGCGCGAGCACGGCCCCGACGGCGGTGACCTGCCCGGCCTGCGGCGGCCAGCACAACCAGCGGATGCGGGAGTTCGCCGCGACGCTGACGGCCTGACCACTCACGGTTCCGCCCCGGCTCACACGAGCCGGGGCGGTTCCGTGTCTGACCAGTCCTGGCAGGCAGCACGACGGCGGGCGTGATCGGCACGGCCGCACGACGAGGGAGGCACACATGATCGCCATCACGACACAGGGGCTCGTCCCCGATCACGATTGGGCACGCCAGCAGGTACGCGTGCTGGCCATCGCGCACGCCCATGGCTACGTGGGGCTGTCGGCCGCCGGGGCGCTGGACTACCTGCGCGCCATCGAACCCCCGACCTCAGCGGACGACGCGGTCGTCTGGACGTTCGCCGACGAGCCGGTACGGGCGGCGCACGTGTCCCTGTCGGAGCGGCGCGCGGCGGTCTCGGCATGAGCGCCCCGACGGTGCGGTTCCCGTCCCTGGTCCGGTGCCAGCCTCTCCCGTGGATGGCCATGTGGGCACGTGACCACCTGGACGGCTTCCCGGTCCGGTTCGCGCCGGATGTCGCACGCCGCTACGGCCGGAACTACCCGCCGCCGGTGCCAGCACGGCCGGTGCGCCTGCCGCGCTGACACGCTCCTCCTGACGAGCCCCCGACCCACCCGGGTCGGGGGCTCGTCTGCGTTCCGGGGGCGTGCGGCACCGTGCTGGCACGTGCTGGCACGTGCTGGCACGCCGTCGGGCCGTCCTGGCGTCGTCGGGGCGTGCCAGCATGCCCAGCGCGGCCTGTGTACGCCCCGTGGACGGCCTGGAGGGGTCGAGGTGGCATGAGAGACTAGGGACGGCCGTCGGAGCTGCCAGCGGGGCGCTGAGGGGCCCTAGCGCGCATATCCGCAGGTCAGAGGGTCGGTCCGATTCCCGGACCGTCCCATGCACGTGCACGTACACACACAGGAGGCACACATGCGAGAGGTTGAGAGCTGGTCGCCTAAGGCGGGCAGCGACGCGCCCGTGCACTACCGCGCGGCCGAGGCCGAGGCGTGGGCGGCCGGGTACAACGCGGCCGTGGAGGACTGGTCGCCCCAGGCGGGCGGCGACCTGCGCGCACAGGTCGCCGAGGTCAACGCGGACATCGCGCGCCTGCGCGCGGCGGCCGAGGCGAACAGCAACGACGCCGAGATCGAGGCCGCGCACGACCTCGCAACGGACGTGGAGCGCCTGTTCGGGATGCTGTCCTGGCCGGGAGTCGAGTCGCCTCGGGCGGGCGGGGACACGGTGACCGTGTGGGTCATGCCGCACGACGACCCGGAGGTCGTCTGGATCGTCAACGACGAGCGCGACATGGAGGGCAACTGGACCGACCTGCACACGGAGGGCATCGACGCGGGCTCGCTCCAGGAGTACCTGGACACGTGGACGCGGCTGGAGATGCCCGCCGGGCTGTACCGGCACGGCTCGCGCGAGGCGATCAACGCCTGGGTCGAGGCGCACGTGGACGGGGAGGGCTGATGCGCATCCACACGAACACGCTGACCCGCCGCGACCTGTACGAGGCCGCCGAGGTCGCCGAGCGGCGCTGCGACCACGGCGCGGTGAGCGTGCACCAGGCCGAGGAGCACGGCTCGCGGACGCACGCCGCCGCGTACGAGGTGACCCTGGTCGGCGACGGCACCTACTCCGGGGCTCGCACGCAGCGGTTCTCGCACCTGTACGCGGCGTCCTGGGAGTCCTGGGGGGCGTTCCTGGCCGAGCTGTGGCGGCGCGACCCCACGATGCGCACCAGCTGGTACACGTCCGAGGACGTCTTCCACGAGATCACGCACGGGGCGTTCCGGCCGGGCGTGCCGATCACCACGGTGGGTCGCCGGAGCCGGGCACGGGTGCGGGCGCGGCGCTAGTCGCCTCGGGCGGGTGGGCCCCCACGGCTACGGCTGTGGGGGCCCACTACCGTTTTGACCGATTCCGAGACGGTCTGACAGCATGATGGCAGCGGCTCGGACCGGCCGGGCCGCCGGAGGGGAGAAGGCACACACATGATCTACGAGAGCGGCACGATCGGGAGCCACTACGGGCGCTGGAAGGACCTGGTCGGTGCGAAGGTGCGCGTCGACATCCAGGGCATGACGCTGACCGCGTACGTGCGCTCGGAGAGCGCGAGCGCCCACGGCGGCGGCGGCGTCGTCCGGTTCGGCGGGGAGCAGGATGGCAGCACCACGCTCTCCAAGTACGCCCGCGACCTCGTCCTGCTGGAGGTGCTGGAGCGCCCGACCCTGCCCGACGACTACCCCGACGGCACGGTCGTGCGGTACCGGTACGGCCATAACAGCTACGGCTGCGCCGTCAAGGCGGGCAACGGGTGGGCGACGACCAACGGGACCAGCCTGTCCTGGAAGCAGCTGCTGGCGAAGCGCCCGCTCACGGTGCTGGCCGAGTCCAAGGTCCTCGACTGATGGGCGCCGCGAAGGACGAGGTCGCGGCCGTGCGGGCCGAGTTCGAGGCGTTCAGGGCGAGGGTGCGTGCCAAGGCGATCGAGGTCGCCGAGGAGCAGAACTGGTGCAACGAGGGCCTGAACGAGGTCCTGGTCGACCTGGGCCTGGAGCGCACGCCGGTCGACTGCGCGGTGACCATGGAGGTCACGCTCAGGTTCGACAGGGAGCTGACCGACCCGGACGCGTTCGGCAGGGAGTTCCAGTTCCCTGTGTACCGATCCGGGCGGGGCTACGACACCTCCGGGGGCCCGGAGATCCGGCGGCGGTTGCGGGAGCTGCTCGACGACCCCAGCGTCGAGCTGGACTACGTGACCGTGGACGTCGAGGAGAACTGAGCACGCCGGGAGCGCCCGTCGCCTGCGGCGGGCGTTGCCGGGACTGCTCAGTCCACTTCCGCACCGAGTAGGAGGCACATCCATGTCCGCTCCGACCAGGACCGAGACCCGCATCAACACGGCCAAGCTGGTCGACCTGTACGTATGGGCGCTCAAGCAGCACCGGCGCAAGGAGGCCGGGCTGCCGTCCGAGTGGAACCAGTCCGCCTGGCTCACCCGCCGCGCGGAGAGCCCGCTCACCGTGATGGGCGGCTGCGGCACCGCCTGCTGCTTCGCGGGCAAGACCGTGCTCGACGCCGGATACGTGCCCGTGTACTACGACGGCGACTACCACCTGGGCTGGAACGGCGCCGAGGACGGCGACGACACCGAGTACGTCATCAACGTGGAGAAGTTCCTCCTCGGCGAGGAGGACATGGACACCGAGGACGCGAAGCGGTCCACCGAGGACGTGGCGCGGGAGATCCTGGGCCTCAACTACGACGAGGCCTGGGCGCTGTTCACCGGCGACAACAACATCGAGGACGCGCGGCGGGTCATCTCCGTGCTGTTCGAGAAGGCGGGCGAGCCGCTGCCGGAGATCCTGCTCGCGGAGACCGGCGAGGAGCCCGAGGGCTGGTGGCGGAACTGGTCCGGCGAGACCGACCCCCGCGAGAAGCTGCTCGCGTACTACGTCTGACGTGCACGCCCCTGCGGCCGTCCGATCGGGCGGCCGTGGGGGAAGCCGTCGATTTGACGGCAGAACGGTTTGACGGCAAGATTGTTTCCGGTTCGGCAAACCGCCGGGCCGCCCCCCGATCGAAAGGCACACGATCACGATGACCAGCACCGAGCAGGCCGCCGCCACCAGCGCCAACCTGGACCAGTACAAGGCGCAGGTGCGCGAGCGGGCCCTCCGGGTCAAGCGCGACATGGGCTGGGACACCGCCCACATGAACAAGACGCTCATCGCCCTCGGCATCGAGCCGGTGCACGAGTACAAGGTGTCGGTCCCGGTGACCATCCACACCACGTTCGACTTCGGCACCTACGAGGTCGACACCCCGGAGGAGGCGTTCCTCCGGGCCTGCCGGGACCACGGCGTCTCCACGCCGGAGGAGTTCGTCGAGCGGGCCAAGAGCGGCTACCGGGTCGGCGGCAACTACTACCTGACCATCGCCGAGGGCACCGAGTTCGGCGAGATGGCCACCACGATCGTCGGCGTCCCGGCCGACGAGTCCTGACCCCGCCCCCATCCACCGCACCGCGACACAGGAAGCAGGCACACACGAGATGACCATCACCGACACCGGCACCGAGGCCGCACCGGAGACCGTCGCCCCGCCGGTCGCCGAGGGCACCCAGGACGCCGCCGCCGAGCTGGCCGCGTTCAAGCGCCACCTGCGGGCCACCGCCATCCGGGTGGCCAAGGAGCGGAACTGGTGCGACCCGGGCCTCAACGAGGTCCTGTCCGACCTGGGCCTGCCCAGCAAGGGGGCGTTCACCGCCTTCGTGAAGGTCCGCACCTACACGGAGCGGTTCATCTCCGTCCCGATCCCCGAGGCCGAGTCCAACGACGAGATCGCGGAGTACCTCGACACCGAGCGCGTCCAGGAGGCGTACCGCACCACGGTCTCCCGGACCGGCACCGTCGCCTCCTGGGAGCCGCTGACCTGGCCCCGGTTCGACTTCCAGGTCGGCGACCAGGACCTGACGGTCCAGTCGCTGGCCGGGGCCCGGCGGACCATCGCCATGTGCGAGCGGCCCCACGACGGCTGGTACTGCACCCGGGAGCGGGGGCACGTCGGCAACCACGCCGCCGGTGACAGCGCCCGGATCGCCCACGTCTGGGACAACCGGCTGACCGGGGCGCAGCCCGCCGACGCCGAGCGCCCGGCGGACATCCGCTACGACAGCTGATCCACCAGCCCCGGCCCGGCTCGCTACCGGGCCGGGGCGCGAACACGGCGCCGCCCGGTGCCGTGTCCACCCGAGGAATGAGGGGAACCATCCCATGTCCAGCGTCAACGTCGAGAACGTCCGCCTGCACCTCGCCCCGCACGACGCGTCCCGCCACGCCCTGGTCATCTCCGACCGGGACAACGGCGAGGTCGCCCGGGTCATCGGCACCGTGCCCGAGCTGCGCCAGGCCGCGCAGTCCGGCCTGATGATGTCGATCCCGCCGCTGCCCCGGCCGACCGCCCCGGCGGCCAGCCCGGCGCCGCAGGCGGGCGGTGACGTCCAGGAGCAGATCCTGGCCGCGCTCCACACGCTGATCGAGAAGGTCTCCGAGCTGGCCTGATCGAGAGCTGGCGCCCGCCGGACCCGGGAGGAACGGGCCCGGCGGGCTGCCACCGTCGATCAGACGGGGTCATCTACACACGAGGAGAAGGGGTCCACCATGACCGAGAGCGTCACCATCCCCGACGGGCTGCCGGTGCTGGGCCACGGGGCGCACGAGGAGGGCCCGCAGTACGGGGCGTGCTTCATGGAGTACACCGCGCTGCTGGCGGGGCTGCCGTTCACCGACGGCCCGAACTGCACCGACGGCTGGATCGCCGGGCAGCTGATCGGCGTCAACGACCACGCCTCCGACGCCACCCGCAACCGCATGGCCAGCCTGCTCGGCCGGGCCATCGGCCTGGTCGCGCCGACCGGCGGCGACCCCTGGATCGACGTCGAGGTGGCCACCGAGTTCGAGGACGCGGTGCGGCAGCGGTACGTGGACCTGGTCGCCGAGCGGTACCACGTCAACGCCATCGCCCACCGCTACGACCGGGCCGACGGCGACAAGTCGGTCATGGTGCGGGACATCAGCGCGCTCGCCTGGCACCTGCTGCGCAACCGGTACGCCGACGCCCCGGACCCCTCCGGCACGTGGGACTTCCACGAGGCGGCGGAGGACCTGGCCTCTGGAACCTTGGACGACGAGTACCACGCGCGCCTGGTCGAGATGCGGTCCTGGGAGGACCGCTGGATGGACGCCTGCCTCGACCTGGCGCTGGCCCTGCACGAGGCCGCCGAGCAGGAGATGGGCGAGCGGGCGTGGGAGAACCGGTGGACCCCGGTCACCACGCTCGACGAGGTCAAGGCGCTGGTGGGCACCCGTGGGTAGGTACTTCGGCGACGTCGAGTCGGCCGAGCCGAGCCGCGACCTGGTCAGCGCCGACCAGCTCCGCTCCGAGATCGAGCAGATGCGGGCGGACATGAAGCGGGAGATCGAGGAGCGCAACCAGGCGCTCATCGACAACCGCACCCGCCCGCCGCTGGCCTCGATGACCCGGCTGCAGAAGCGGTACTTCCTGGAGCCGTGGTGGACCGCCATCTGGGCCACCGGGTGGGGCACGGCGGCGGCGCTGTTCATGGCGTCGATCTGGCTGCCGTTCACGCTCAAGCTCGCCCTCACCGGGGTGGCCTGCTTCGTCGTCGGCGGGGTGGCGATGATCGCCAAGCTCACGCTGGCCGAGTGGAACGGCCGCACCGAGGGCGTGGTGACCCAGCAGAAGCCCCGGCGGGACTCCGACTTCTGGTGACCTGACCCCACATCGCAGACCGCCCGGCCGCCCCGGTCCTCCTCCGGGGCGGCCGGGCTTGACCCATTTCTGGTGCCGTCGTGCTATCCTGACGGTCCAGTTCCACAACTGAACACAGAAAGAACACGCACATGAGGACACGCCTGCACCTCCGCCTCATCCCCTCGCCGCCCGGCCCGCTCGTGGCCGACGACATGGACGGGGACCTGGATTCGGTGCTGCACGACCTGGCCTGCGCCAAGGGCCTCATCACCGAGGCGCGCGAGGAGGCCCGGCACGTCCCGGCCAACACGCACGACCTCGACCTGCTGATCCAGGGCGCCGATGCCCTGGTCGACCAGGCGATCACCTGGGTTCACCAGAACAGGAGGGCGTCGTGACCATGATGGCCAGGACCCCGAGCGTGCGGTTCAGTGACACCGACCCGCCGCCGCAGCGGCCGATCAAGACCACCGTGTACCTGCCGCCGGACCTGATGGCCCAGCTGGACGACCTGCGGTCCCGGCTGCGCCGCGAGGGGCACCGGTCCGCCAGCCAGAACGGCCTCGTCCAGGCGGCCATCGAGCTGGCTGGCACCGACACCGAGCGGTGGCTGGAGCAGGCGAGGAGGGCGTCGTAGCCATGCGGGTGAAGCGCCGGGCCGCCGTCGTGCGGGGCACACCCCGGCAGCGCATGAAGGACAAGCTGGACGAGCGGACCTCGGTCGTCGCCCGGCGCAAGGACGACGTGCTCCAGCTGCTCCGGGACGAGGGCTCGATGACCCGGCACGAGATCGCCGACCGGCTGGGCTGGCCGTGGCTCGTGCAGTCGCCGGGCACCCTCGACCCGCTGCGGCTGCTCTACGACGAGGGCAAGGTGGACAAGGTGCGGATCGCCCGGGACGGGCCCGGCGCCGAGATCCTGTACGTGCCCGACCCGCCGCTGGAGGACCTGCTGCGGAGGGACACGTGAGGATCTGGCTGGAGTACGGCGGCGCGAACAACGGCGGTGACCGGCCGACCCATGTGATGGGGTCGGCCGACGCCGTCCGCCACGCTGGCATGGCGGTCCGCTGGGTCCGCTGGGTGTACCGGGACGGCCCCGGCCCGGCCGGGCTGCACGTCGGCCCGTGGGAGTCGATCCAATGACCGACCGCGCGCTCGACGAGGCCGACGAGCAGGAGGCCGCCCAGCGGTACCGCATGGGCTGGTCCACCCACAGGCTGGCCCGCCACTTCGACACCACCGACATGTCGATCCGCCGCACGCTCGACCGCATGGGGGTCGAGCGGCGGCCACCCGGCAGCAGGCGGGACGACATCGACGACGACGAGATCGTCCGGCTGCGCGACGAGGACGGCCTGTCCTGGCCGCAGATCGCCGTCAAGACCGGGCTGCCCCGGATGACGTGCGTGGACCACTACGCGCGGGCGAAGTGGCCGGACCGGCCGGACCCGATGGCCCGGCCCGCGAAGGAGGACACCGAGCGGTGGCTGGAGGCGACCCGCGAGGGGCGCATCCCGATCCGGCCCGCCTCAACGGTGCGGCCTGACGGCCCGACGCCGTGCGGGTGCTCCGGGCACCACCTGTCCGGCGTCCGCCACCCGACCCCGTGCTGCGAGGTCCCGCACGTGGACGAGTAGGCAGAACTTCACAAGATCGACGAAACCCCGTCGCCCCAGGTGGGCGGCGGGGTTTCGTCGTCTCTAGCAACAGTTGATGAAACTCACCGTACGTGTAACTCCAGTCACACGGTGTCTTCCGTTTTGTCAGCAGCGTGTGATGGAGTCATCGCTGTGAGTGAGACCCCGCTGGAGATCGACGAGTACCTCGCCGCCCTCTCCCTGCCGAACGAGGCCGGTGACCTGCGCCCCCCGGCGCACGTGTACTCGACCGACGGCGCCGGGCTCTACCGGATCGGCGCCGACTACTACCTGCTCGTCCAGTGCATCAACTGCGACGAGCACCGGGGCTTCGACTACCTGCGGAAGGTGATGCCCGAGGACTGGATCGCGTTCCACACCGACCAGAACACCGAGGACGGCTACCGGGTCACGCACTTCGGCCCGGACTACGACGGGGTGGCCACCGATGCTGAGTGAGCTGGGGCTGCCCGTGCTGCGCTGGCTGCGGCGTGACGTCGTGCCGGAAGCCCGGCGGCAGATCGACCGGTTCGACCACTACCTCGCCCGGTGGGAGCACCTGCTCTACGAGGAGCTGTACCGGACGTGGCCCGCATGACCGAGACCGTGCGCAAGACCCGCAGCTACACCCAGATCGACACGTACAAGCGGTGCCCCGAGCTGTACCGGATCAAGTACGTGCTGCGCCTCCGCGAGGAGCCCAGCGTGTGGTCCGTCGGCGGCGTCGCCTTCCACCAGGTCGCCGAGTGGTACCTCGGCGGCGACCTGGGCGAGCACCCGGAGGGCACCAGGATCACCAACGCCTGGGAGACCGCCTGGGAGCTGGCCCTCGACGAGGCGAAGAAGAAGCTGGGGCCCGAGCACTCCGAGGACGTCACCACCTGGCGGGCCGCCAACCGTGGCAAGGAGGACGCGTCGTGGTGGTACCGGGCGGGCCGCCGGATGGTGGCCGAGTTCATCGACTGGAAGTCGGAGGGCCCCGGCCGGGATCTCACCGTGTTCAGCGAGGGCGACCGCAAGTTCCTGGAGGCCGAGCTTCGCGTGGAGTTCGGTGCGGATGTTCCCGTCGTTGCGGTCCCCGACTGGCTGGCGGTCGACGAGCACGGCCAGCTGTGCATCGTCGACTACAAGACCGGCAAGCCGCCCCGGCAGTCCTATCAGCTGGGCGTCTACCGCGCCGCCCTGTTGCGGGCCACCGGCCTCGACGCCCAGTGGGGCCTGTACTACATGGCCCGCGACGTCCGGCTCATCCCCGCTGACCTGACCCGGTACGACCCGGCGGCCATCGAGGCCGACTTCACCGAGATCGACGCCCGGATCAACGCCGGAGAGTTCGACCCGACCCCCGGCGAGCCCTGCAAGTTCTGCCCGTTCAAGCGGACCGCGTGCCGCTACTACAACCCGGAGGTCTCGTGACCACGAAGTTCCAGATCAGCGACAAGCGGGGCGACGCGATCCTGCTCGTCTCCGTGGAGGTCCCCGACGGCACCGACCCGGCGCTGCTCGGCGTGTTCGAGGAGCAGTTCGCCGCCGCCGTCGGCCTGGTCGGCCTCGGCGCCAGCTATGAGGCGTTCGGGGTGGCCGCCCCGGCCACCGTGCCGCAGGCCACGCAGGTGACCCGGCCCGCCCCGGCGTACCACGAGCCGTCCGACCCGCCCGGCTGGGGCCAGCCGCCGGTGCCGCCCATGCAGCAGCCGCAGTCTCAGCCCCCGGCCGCCGCCAGGCCGTCGTGCCAGCACGGTCCCAAGGAGTACCGCCACGGCACCACCAACGGCCGGGACTGGGCCTTCTGGGGCTGCGTCGCCCGGCAGGGCGACCCCACCAAGTGCGAGAAGGAGTGGGTCCGCTGAGCGCCACCGTCAAGGACCTCGGCCTGGTCGACCTCGCCACCCTGCTGTCGCTCTCGGCCACGTTCACCGTCGCCGAGGACGCCATCGAGAACTGGTCGGAGGTGGAGTTCGACGACGCCGAGATCAACATGATCGCCGAGCTGCCCACCGAGACGCGGCTGCACATCACCGCCCGCCTCGTCCACCTCGCCGAGCTGGCCCGGGAGTCGCTGCGCCAGCTCGACGGCCGGGTGCTCCAGCTGCAGGGGGTCGGTAGCTAGATGCTCACCATCGACCGGGTGATCCGCCGTGGGGCGGGCGAACGTCACGCCATCGAGATGCCGTTCACCGGGCTCAACCGCCTCGGCTTCGGCCTGGCCTCCGGCCAGCTCGGCATGGTCGTCGCCGCCCCCGGCCTCGGGAAGTCCAGCTTCGCCATGCACCTCGCCCTGGCGAGCGGCCTGCCGACGCTGTACGTCTCGCCGGACACGGACGCCTGGACGATGACCGTGCGGGTGCTGGCCAACCTCTCCGGCCACCCGCAGACGTACGTGACTCAGTGCCTTGGCCAGGCTGAGTACGTCGAGCAGGCGGGGCTGGACGTGGCCATGCACCTCTCGGAGCACGTCCAGTTCTCCTTCGACACCTACAGCACCCGCGACATCAAGGACGACGTCCTGGCCTACGGCGTCGTGCACGGCTCGTACCCGGAGCTGATCGTCGTGGACAACCTGCGCAACGTGGCGCAGGGCGACAACGAGCGGGACGGCCAGACCCGCGCGATCGAGGAACTGCACGCCCTGTCCCAGATGACCGGCGCGCACGTCCTCGTCCTGCACCACGCCACCGGTCAGTACGACGACGGCGACCGCACCATCCCGCTCTCGGGGGTGGAGCAGAAGCTCAGCAAGCTCCCGGCCCAGATCCTCTCGCTCCACGCGAAGGACGCCGACGTGTTCGCGTGCGTCATCAAGAACCGCCAGGGCCGGGCGGACCCCTCGGGCCGGATGCAGGTCCGGCTTCGCTTCGACAAGGAGCGCATGCGCTTCTCGGACTACGAGTGATGGCGACGAGGGCGAAGGCCACGCCGGAGCAGGCGGACCGCGTGCGCGAGGGCTACCTCGCCGGGCTGTCCAGCTACCGGCTGGGTGAGGAGTTGGGGCGCTCGAACAGCTGGGTGCTCTCTGTGTTGCGGCAGCTCGATGTGCCGCGTCGTCGGACCGGTGAGCAGCCGGGACGACGAGAGCCCGTCGTCGGCTACGACGCCCACCACTGGCGCGTCGAGCAGGTGTACGGGAAGCCCCAGGAGTGCTGGAAGTGCGGGACCACCGAGGACCGGCGCTACGAGTGGGCGAACCTGACCGGCCACTACGAGGACGTGCAGGACTACGCGCGGATGTGCGTGCCCTGCCACAGGAACTACGACTTCGCACGGAGGAAGAACCAGTGACTACGAGTGACCTGTTCGGCCGTCACGGTCGGGCGCAGAAGAAGGCTGACCGCGCCACCAAGGCCTTCTCCAAGGCGGCGGACCTGCTGCTCCAGGTGGCCGAGCGCCACCGGTCGACGGCGGACGAGGCGTACCAGCAGTCGACCGTGCTCGGCGCCCTGGCGGCCGACGCCACCCGGGCGGCGGTCAACGCCGAGACCAAGGCCGAGAAGATCCGGGAGCTGTTCTCGTGAGCGACCACGTCTCCTACCACTGGGTGAGGCTGTCCGACGCGCAGCTGGCGAACATCCTCGACGGCCCGGATGAGGAGGCCGTGTTCGAGGGGCCCGACTCCCCCGAGGACGCGCTGCTCGACTGGATCGACAGCGTCATCGAGGACATCGAGGGCGGCCTGGAGACGGCGTGAGGCAGCTGATGCGGGTCAAGGCGTACCCGCCGCCGACCATGCGGGCGCTGGAGGCGGTGCGCCGGGCCACGGTCTCGGTCAGGACCGAGCACCCGAAGCCGGACTTCCAGTACCTCGGCGTCAGCCCGGACTTCCGGTACCGCCTGGTCACCGACCTGAACGACGGCCGGTACTTCACGGGCGCGAACGTCACCGAAGTGCTCGGCATCCCGGTGTACCTCGACGTCGATCTGGTCGACGCCGCGTTCGAGCTGGTCTGGCTGCGGTGACGAACAAGGGCAAGGGCACGGCGTTCGAGACGCTGATCTTGGGCCCGGCCCGCGCCTACTACCCGGACGCCATCAGGGCGCCGCTGTCCGGCACCAAGGACATCGGTGACCTGTGGCTCCCCGGAGAGCGCCGGTTCGTCGTCGAGGCCAAGCATCACACCCGCCTCGACCTGGCCGGATGGGCGGCCGAGGCGGAGCGCGAGGCGCGCAACAAGGGCGTGCCGTTCTGGGTGATCCCGCACAAGCGGGTCGGCAAGGGGAAGGGGGAGGACCAGTGGCTGACGACGACGTGGGGCCAGTTCCTGGCGCTGGCGAACGATCACTTCACGTCCTGACCGACGTGCCGTGCCCGTCCTGCAGCACCGGCACCGGCGGCCTCGACGACGTGTGCAACCGCTGCTGGGGTGCGGGGGTCGTCGAGTACCAGATCGGCCCCGGCCGCAACCCGGACGGCAGCTGGCGGGACCGGCCCGACACCGAACGGCCGGTGGTGTGGTGAGCGAGCGCAAGGTCCGGTCGTACAAGTTCCCGATCGCCCCGATCTTCCGGGCGCTCGGCGGCGAGTGCGGCGACTACCGGAGCGGCAGGCAGAAGGTGCTCTGCCCGTTCCACGGCGACACGAGGCCGTCGGCCTCCATCGACTTCGACAAGCAGCGGTTCACCTGCTTCGCCTGCGGTGTGGGCGGCGACGCACTGGACCTCCTCAGGACCCAGGAAGGACTCACGTTCGATGCCGCCGTCGCCCGCGCAGAAGCACTCTCTGGAGGAGCTGACGCGCCGGTACGAGGCGGCAGCACCGAAGCTCTCTCCCTATTTGACCGGCCGAGGTCTGGCCGCCGCAGCGGCTAGGTTCCGGCTCGGCTACGTCGAACCGGCCGACGACGTCCCGACGTCGTACTGGCACCGCATGGCGATCCCGTACGCCACACCGACGGGCGTCGTGCAGATCCGGTACCGCTGCCTGATCGACCACCACGCCAAGGGCCAAGACCCTGGCCGGTGTCCCAAGTTCCTGGGCGACCGGGGCACCGAGGTCACGCTCTACAACGCCCAGGCCACGCTCCACGCGAAGGGCCCGCTGTTCATCGTCGAGGGCGAGCCGGACACGTGGGCGGTGGAGACCATCGCCGGGTTCCCGGCGGTCGGTGTCCCCGGCGCGGAGACGTGGCGCAAGCACCCGTACTGGGCCCGCTGCTTTGTGGGCCATGACCTGATCCTGCCCGCCGACGGCGACGCCGCCGGTAACGACCTGGCCGACGCCGTGTCGGCTGACCTGGAGGTACGTGTTGTCCGACTCCCCGACGGAGAAGATGCCGCCTCCGTCCTCGTGGCCGATCCGGCCCGCTTCGCCGCGCTCTGTGGGGTTCCCGATCTTGCCCGAGGTCTGGGGTGCCAGGCCTGAGCCTGGCACCGCCGACAGCCAGGCCAGCACCTTGACGATGGACTCGTTCGAGATGCGCCTCGGCGACGTGATGGCCGATCTGTACGGCCTGCTTATGGAGCTGCACGACGAGGCGACCGACCGTGGCTGACGCGTTGATCGGACCCCACCAGATCGTCGAGGTGGAGTCCTGGGAGGACGAGCGGGACGACCCGCCCGCCGACGAGTGGCCCTACCCGGACAGCTACGTGCGGCACCGGGTCACCGGCGCCCTGGCCCGGGACGTGCAGGCGAAGCTCGGCACCGACGCCGACGTGATGATCTTGGAGCGCGTCGAGTCCGGCGGCTACTCCGAGTACACGCAGGAGAACTACTACAGCTTCACCATCCAGTGCGGCGGCCAGGAGATCCTGTTCGCCGAGGACTGGTCCGGCTCCCCGTTCACCGAACTGCTCAAGTGGCTGGAGAAGGAATGAGCACCGAGGAGCTGGCGCCGCCGCTGCTGCTGCGCACCCGGCCGGTCGTGGTCGAGGCCCGGCAGCTGACCGAGGCCAACCGGGCGGCGATGGTCCACTGGATGCACGGCTGGACGTACGGCGTCAACCACATCCGCTGGTTCGACGCCGAGGATGGCCACGTCGTCTCCGCCGTCATCGGCGACTGGATCGTGCGCGACGTGTTCGGCCGGTTCGCCGTCGTGCCCGACGCCGAGCTGGCCGGGAAGTTCGACCGGGTCGTGGCGGCGGTGGCCGAATGACGCTCAAGATCCTCATCCCGGACTGCCACCACCACCACCAGGACCAGCGCGCCATCGACTCGGTGTGGTCGGCCATCGACGACGTCAAGCCCGACGAGGTGTGCATCCTCGGCGACTACCTGGACTGCAAGGCCCCGGCCCGCTGGTCCAAGGGCACCGCCGACGAGTTCGCCGAGGACCTGCTCGACGAGGCCGAGGCCGGGAAGAAGAACCTGGCCGCCCTGCGCGGCGCGCTCGGCTGGGACCGGAAGATCAGCTACATCCTCGGCAACCACGAGGATCGGATCGCCAACTACGTGCGGCAGCACGCCCCGGCCATCGGCTCCATCGTGCCCGGCATCGACGAGCTGCTGGACTTCGACAGCCTCGGCGTCGAGCTGGAGCGCCAGCCCTACGCCATCGCCTCCGGCGTGCGCGCCATCCACGGCGACAAGCTGTCCTCCACGCTCAGCTCGGCCGGGCAGTCCGCGTACAAGGAGCGGCTGCGGCACGGCACCAGCATCGTCCAGGGCCACACGCACCGCGCGGGCCTGGGCTTCGACACCCAGGACCGGACCCGGTTCTGGATGGAGTGCGGCCACCTGCTCGACATCAAGCAGGCGCACTACCTCAAGTACGGCATCGGCAACTGGCAGCAGGCGTTCGGCTACCTCCACATCGACGGTGGCCGCATCACTCCCGGCCTGGTCTACGTGCACCCGCGTGGCCGGTTCTACTTCAACGGTCGCTCCTACGGGAGCTGAGAGAGGAACCCCATGATCCCCGTCAGCTACACCATCCTCAACGAGATCGTGCGCGTGGCCAACGGCCGCCGCTTCCCGGTCCTCGACGGGCACGTCGTGTTCGACGACGTCGTCCTCGGCGAGGGCAAGAGGGCGACCCGGGTCACCGGCCGCGTGGTCGGTGTCGACTCCACCCTGGAGACGCCGATCGAGTTCACCCTCACGATCACGTCGTGATGGCCGACCTGGCCGAGCGCGTCGAGATCGACGAGGCCGCGCTCAACGACATCGTCGATCCGACGGCGCGGGCGGTGTTCCGCAAGTTCGGCGACCACGTGGAGCTGGAGGACCTGCGGCAGGAGGCGGCCATCTGGTGGTACTCGCCCGCCGCGCAGCGGCACCTGCCCGCCTACCTGGCCCAGGGCGCCCCGTACACGGTGGTCCGCCGCTCGATGTACCGGGAGCTGGCCCGGTACGCGGAGAAGGAGAAGGCGGGGCGGCTGGGCTACAACCCGGCCGACCAGTACCGGTACACGCCGAGCGTCATCGTCGAGCTGCTGCCGCTGGCGATGGACCCGGAGGGCGTGCCCGAGCCGCTGCCTGGGGACGGCGGACCGTCGGCGAAGGGCAACAAGGCCGAGGGTGGGGACGTCCTCGCCGCCCTGGTCGACGTGCGGCGGGCGCTGCACGCGCTGGCCGAGGACGACCTGCACTTCCTGACCCTGGTCACCGACCACGCGTCGGACTGGGCCCGGGTGGCCGCGTACACCGGCACCCTGCCGGACTCGGCGCGGCGCCGCTACGCACGGATCGCCGAGCGGATGGCCCGCTGGCTGGCGCGAGAGGAGTTCGAGTGAACGACGACACGGTGCCCTTGGCGCTGGACGAGGAGGCGGACGTCGAGCCGCTGGACCTGGAGGCGTTCCCGCACTACGGGGATCTGCGGAACCTGGTCCTGGCGGGCGGCAAGCCGTTCATGCTGTTCACCGCCGAGACCACGGACGAGGACGGCGGCACGACTTTGGCGTTCACCAGCCAGGGCATGGACCCGAAGGTGATCCCGCAGGCGCTGCGGGAGATGGCCGAGCAGATCGAGGAGCAGCAGGCGTGAGCCAGCGCGTGAAGAAGCGGATCGTCACGACGATCAAGGAGTACGAGGAGGGCGAGCTGGTCTCCGAGGAGACCTCGACGGAGGAGGAGTTCGAGTACACGGGCTTCACGTTCGACTACCCGTACACCTGGTCGGTCAAGCCCGGCACGTACGGCTCGTCCGTATAGGCCCACAACGCACGAAAGCGGCCCCGGTCCACGTAAGTGGTCCGGGGCCGCTGTGTTTGACAGGCTGTGACTGGATCGTTACGGTCAGCGCCATGACGGCGACAACCCTCACTCTGGATCAGGCACTCACCAACTACCAAGTGTGGCGCGTCAGCGAGGACGACGCGTCGCCCAAGACGCTGGCGGGCGAGAAGCCCGGCCTGCTGGCGTTCGCGGACACCATGCACAGTCGCGGGCACACGATGATCGACACCATCCGCCGCGAGGACGTGTCGGCCTGGTGGGCCGGGCTGCACCTGGCCGAGTCGACCAAGGCCACCCGGCTGCACCAGCTGCGCTCGTTCCTGCGGTTCTGCCGGGAGCAGGGCTGGCTGGCCGGGGACCCGTCGGCGCTGATCTCCGCGCCGCGTCCGGCGCCGGAGCCGCGCGAGCGGCTGACCCCGGCCGAGCTGCTGGAGCTGATCGAGCTGGGCGAGCGGCACTCCCGGCGGGACCGGGCGTGCCTGGCGCTGGCGGCGAACCTGGGCCTGCGCGGCGGGGAGATCAGCCGCCTGCGGGTGCGGGACGTGAACTTCTCCCAGCAGGAGATCAAGGTGCGGGTGGACAAGACCCGCGAGATCGACCTGATGCCGATCACCTCGGACCTGGCCACGGAGCTGGCCAACTGGCTGGGCGTGTACCCGAAGGTCACGGCCGACTCGTTCCTGGTCCCGGCCGTGTACCGGCACCCGGACGGCCACGCCACCGTGAAGGACCGGCCGTTCACCGAGCCGTTCAAGGCGGTCAAGCGGGCGCTGACGGCGCTGGGCTGGGATGAGACCCGGCAGGAGGGCATCCACACGGTGCGCCGGTCGGTGGCCCGCATCCTGTTCGACGACATCGAGTCCTCGGAGTCGTTCGACTCGGCGCTGCTGGCCACGATGGCGCTGCTGCACCACAAGCGCGCCGAGACCACGCTGACCTACATCGGCCGGGACCGCATGACCCTGGCCCGCGACCGGCTGCTGGCCGGTCGGCCGTTCCTGACCCGCATGGTGCGCACCGAGCCGGTCGTCTCCCTGGTGGTGGGGTCGTGAGTGAGACCTGCGGGCAGACCCACGGCGGGGCCCTGGCCATCGGGTGCCTGCTGGAGCCGTGTCGGCGGCCCCGGTCGCACACCGGCTCGCCGCACATCGCGCTCGGGCAGACGCCGGGCGGGCACACGTTCCAGCTCACGTGGGACGTGAACGGGAACACCTGGTGGAAGCAGGCTCCGGATGACTGACTGATGACGGTCTGATAGGATGACGGCAGCAGCCCCAGTGGGGGGACTGCTAGGCGCACTCCCGATCGGTGGGGTGGATCTCTGGCTGGCATACCCAGAGCGCCACGTATGCCGCCCTTATTTCTCCCGTGACGAAAGGCACACCATGTCCGAGTGTCCCCGCTGTGGCGGCAAGGACGGAGCGCACTACTCGCTCTGCGTGATCGCACGTCTGGTCGAACGCATCTTCGGCCCCGAGTACCCGGCGACCGCGCCGGAGCGTCGACTCACCGACGAGGACGGTGCGATCTACACCGACCAGTCGCAGATCGACGCCGACATTGCCGGGCTGCGGCAGACCATCGAGCACGTCACTCAGGAGCGTGACTCGGAACGGGCGCACCTGGCCGCCGTCCAGCAGGAGCTGGAGGAGTGGAAGCGCATCGCTGACGAGGCGACCCGGCCGCACGCGTTCGAGAACGCCGAGGAGTTCGAGAAGCACCTGGAGGACGTGGACATTGCGCCGGTCGGCAGCAACGGCACGCCCCGCGAGGAGGCCCCGGTCACCCAGCTGCCCACGCCGACCTACCCGGCCAAGGTCTACGCGTCGGTGCCGCCCTCCCCGGCCGAGTGGCTGGAGGCCAACGTCGAGCCCGGCAAGGGCGGCCGGATGCGCGGTGACTGGGTGGTCATCGTCGAGGCGCTGGAGCGGTACAACCGCGAGTTCGGCACCCAGCTGACCGTTCGGGACTTCGGCCAGGCCGCGCGGCAGTTCGCCGAGCGCCACGGCTACACCCGGGGCCAGGGCCCGCGGGTCGGCGGCATCAAGCCGATGGTCATGTTCGGCGCCAGGTGGAAGGGCACCGAGTCCGAGGGCCGCTACAACGGCGTGGCCGCCGACGACATCGAGGTGTTCCTCGGCACCCGCTGCCGCACCACGGGCCGCAACGCCGACTCCGAGTTCGTGTCCGACCTGGCCGAGGCCTACGAGCGGTGGCGGCACACCCGCACCCCGGTGGCGGCCCCGGCCAAGACGATGGCCATCGCCAAGGTGTTGTGGTCCAAGGGCTACACGCGGCGGCAGGACACCGCCAGCGGCGGCAAGATCAAGGTGCTCGGGCTCAAGCTGCTGCCCGAGCCCGGCGGCGACGACGACCAGGAGGACCACACTCCGCCCTCCGCTGCTCCCACCTCATCCGACTCTCCGGCACGAGCCGCCTCGTCACCTGCTCCCTCGCCCTCGGTCACGCCGGAGACCATCACTACTCCGGCTGAGCTGCTGCGCGCCGTCCGGCCGGAGTTCGCCGAGCCGTGGATGCAGAACCCGCCGAGCAAGCGGACCCGCACCATGTACGCCGGGGCCCGGCCGGGCCGGGAGATGCCCAAGGAGTACCGCGAGGTCGTGAACAAGATCCTCGACGGGCAGCCCGGGTGGGAGTACCAGCCGCCCAACGGCCGCACGTCGAAGCCCCGGATCATCAACCCGGACGGCCGGAAGTTCACGCTGCCCAACACGCCGTCGGACGTGCGCGGCATCCGCAACACGATCACCCAGCTCAAGCGCCTGGGGGCCCTGCTGTGACCGCCGACGACCGCGCCAAGGCCGCCGAGGTGCTGCGGGCCGCCGTCACGCAGCGGAACTCCGACGCGCTCAGCGACGCCATCGCCGCCGCTCTTGCCGCTGCCCGTGCCGACGGGGAAGCCGCCGCGAACCAGCGGTGGACGACCGCCGTGGAAGGGCTGGCGGAGGAGTGGGAGGTCGAAGCGCACTCGGCCGACATGGCAGTGGCTCGCGCGGTCCCCCGATTCGACCTGGCGAGCGAAGCGGCCTACGCCATGCAGGGAGAGAGCGCACGCCGCGCCGCCGCCCGTCTGCGCGGCCTCACCACCAGCAGCGAGGAGGAGACGGCGTGATCCGGCTGAGCTTCCATGTCGGCCGGGAGTCGGTGACCGGCGAGCCGTTCCCGCTGCTGTCCAGGCCGTTCGTCGGCGAGGCCGGGTTGGTGGGCGAGCGGGGCTGGGTCACCCGCTACTACATGATCTTCCTGCTCCGCCGGTCGATCAGCGTGGGGGTGCACCGGTGACCGGCCCCGTCCCGCCCGGCGGGGAGGAGCTGCGGGAGGCGATCGCGTCGGCTGTGTTCGCTCGGCTGCACGAGAACAACCCGCTCTACTACGACGACGCTGCCGATGAACTCGCCGACGCCCTCCTGCCCACGGTGCTCGCCCTCGTCGAGGAGCAGGGCAGGCGGCGCGCGGCGGAGGAGCTGCGGGCGGCGGCGGGCGCCTGGCACAACGCCGATGCAGACGAGTGGGCTGTCGTCGTGGACTGGCTCCGCGCCCGTGCCGCTGCTCTGGCGCCCGAGAACCAGGAGGCGAAGTGATGGTGGGGTGCACCTGCTGGCCGAGCGGCATGAACACCTGCCTGGCGCACGGCCCGCTGCCGCCGGTGCCGCCGCCCGTGGCCAAGGAGAAGCCGCCGACCGAGTGTCGGGACCTGCACGAGACCCTGACCGAGGACGGCACGCCGCTGATCCCGGCCGACCACTGGGGCCTGGGGTGCCCCTTCGAGGACGCGCGGTCCAACAGCGGGCCGCCGGAGGAAGAGATGAGGTAGCACGGAATGGCGAGGGGTAAACGGGTCGGTCAGGAGGCCCGCTGCACAGTGTGCAACACCTGGGTCGGGGTGCTGCGCACTATGTTCAACGCGTCGAACAAGGCCGGGTACCACCCGGTGCCCAAGACGGCGCGGCATCACAACGGCACCGGAGCGTGGTGCACGGGCAGCCTGCTGCCCGTGGAGCGCCCGGATCTGATCCGGGAGATTGGGGCGACGGTGTGATGGAGCGCAGACTGGCGCGGCTCGGGTACGCGGTGCTGCACCGCATCGACGGGCTGTGGCACCTGTGGGTGTGCAACCTGGTCGAGAAGCTGTACGAGCGGGCTGGCCTGCTCGATCCCGACGACGACAATGAGGAGAGCCACCTGCCGTCGGGGTGATGTACCATCGGATAGGCCGGGCTGCCCACTGTCGCCGATCGTAATGTGGGACCTGACCTGTCCGGCGCGTTGCGGTGTGACCGACCCCTCATCCTCCGCCGCAACGCAAACAACGCCCCCCACTTCCCTCGTGTGCCGGGGGAGTGGGGGGCGTTGTAAGTTGAGTCTGCTCCGGGTTGCCCCCGGAGAGCTGGCGGATGCCGAGGGGCCTACGGGCCGACTACCTTCGGGCGAGCGCGCGTCGCGGCCAGCCTCAGGTGTTCTCGACCTCGTGGACGCCGTACACGCCGAGGAAGCCGACGATCGACTCGACCACGGTGCGCACGTCCAGCTCGTGGCCCAGGTTCGCGGTGACGATGACACCCGCGATGCCGAGCAGGCCAGCGATCAGCTTCCGCCTCGACGCGAGGAACGAGGCGATGGACTTGTCGGTGAGCACGTCGCTCATGTGACTCCCTTGATGGTTCCGAAGATGGTGGCGCCGACGCCGACCACGCCCACCAGCGAGCCGAACGCCCACTTCATGGCGCGGAACGCGCGGTCGTGCTGGTCCTGGATCTGGTTGAGGCGGGTCTCGACCTCCGGCCGGGGCATGTAGCCCTGGGTCACCTCAACGCGCAGCGCATCCACCTTGCCGTCCAGGCGGTTGAGCATCTGGACAATGATCGAGTTCTCGCCGTCATTCATGCGGTCGTCCTCAGGATGATCTGGAGGACGCCGCCCGTCCCCGGTGTGGCGTCGCCAGGGTCCGACCCCTGGATCAAGGTGAGCTTCTCGATGACGCAGGTGACGGCCTGCGGGAACAGCGACGGGGCGGACACGGTGATCTCCGAGCCCACCTCCTCCAGCCGCTCCAGCTCGGTCAGCCGGTCCAGCGCCCAGCCGGGGTAGCCGACGGTGACGCGGGAGCGGGTGACTTCGTAGTCGGCGAGGATCACCGGCAGCGCGATCAGTCGCTGCCGGGGTGCGGCGGGCAGGCCCTTGACCACGTACGAGGACAGCTCGGCGCCCTCGGAGAAGTCGAACCGCAGCGCCAGCCATTCGGAGGCGCGGGCCCGCAGCCCGAACTGCTGGGAGTTCACCATGCCCACGTAGATGCTGGTGAAGCCCGGGTCGCCGGGCTGCTGGATGGACACGCCGATCGGGGCGGTGTCGCCGTAGGTGCCCCGGATGTCGGCGTAGAGCCAGTGCTTGTCCTCGACGGTGCCCATGCGGATGCGGGCGGTCTCCAGCCAGGCGGCGTCCGCCGGGTCGGTGGTGTCGTTCTCGGTGACCTGGCCGTGGCTGGTGACGCCCATGACCTTGTGCCCGGCCGCGTTGACGAACGCGATCGAGGACACCGCCTCGGTCCAGGTGCCGGTGGGGAACACCAGGTCCGGCGCCCAGGCGAAGTGGCCCAGGTTGTCCAGCGGCGCGGACAGGTCGACGCGGACCAGCGCGGTCTCGCCGTTGACCCGGGTGCCGCCGTACACGTACCGGTCGAACCCGCCGATCGCGCTGACCGGCGCCTCGGTGGTGACGGTCAGCGGGCCGAGGGAGACGGTGCCGTAGAAGGAGTCGAACCGGCACACCCGGATGCCCCGGTCGGTGCCGAGGATCAGCTGGGAGCCCAGGTAGTAGCAGGTGGACAGGACGCGCTCGCCCAGCGGCATGGACAGCAGCGCCGTCCCGGCCCCCAGGACGGGCGTGGAGGCGCCGGTCTGGGTGAGGGCGAACACGAACACCCCGGAGGAGATGCCCGCGTACCCGGCGGCCAGGATGCCGCCGGGCCCGTCGGAGAACGCCGACCAGGTCCAGGTGGACACCGGGTGCGTCATCAGCTCGGTGGGCAGCGTGGGGCCGGGCTGGTCCAGGGAGTACACCTTGGGCCCGTGGCCGAGCATCAGCCGGGACTTGACCCAGTCGAGTCGCATCGGCACGTCCGTGCCCGGCAGGTCGTACAGCTTGGTCGCGGCCGAGGTTCCCGCGATCGGCGCCGTGTAGACGCCGTCGATGGCCGCCACGTAGTAGTTGACCCCGTCGATGGCGAACGCCTTGACCGGGTTGAGCGTGGTGATGTTCCGGGTGGTCCAGGTCGTGCCGTCGTAGACCTCCACGGCGCCGGGGCGGGCGAGGATCAGCCCGCCGGTGTCGTCGGTGGGCAGCACCACGCACCACTCCCCGGCCGGTGCGGTCCGGCCCAGGGTGGTGCCGTTGAGCCGGGACACCTTGCCCGGCGTCCACACGTCCACGTTGCGGGACGTCTTGAACCGCAGCCGGTCCTCCGGCTGCGGGCGCGCGGTGGTGTCCAGGTAGTCCAGCCCGGCGCCGAAGTGGAAGCTCATCTGCGAGCGGGTCCACCATCCGGCCAGGGACTGCTCCCCGGCCTCGGGCTGCTGGTCAACCTGGTCGCGCTGGAACTGCGCGGTCTCCCGCTGGTAGGGGTTGTCCTTGGTGATCCGCAGCCAGAACGGCAGCCGCTCGATCAGGACATCGACATCGGAGGGGGGGACGCCGACGGCGCCTCCCGCCCCCACCGGGAGCGGGAGGTCGCCGCCGACCAGGTCGACGAGGGCCATCAGCTACAGCCCCAGCTTGGCCCGGGTCTTGGGGCCGACGATGCCGTCCACGACCAGCCCGGAGCGGGACTGGAACTCGCGGACCCAGGCGTCGGTGATCCTGCCGAACACGCCGTCCACGACCAGGCTGCCGTGCTCGTGCCGGTAGGCCGGGTACTGCACGGCCAGGGCCTTCTGCAGCCCGGCCACGTCGGCGCCGGTGTCGCCGCGCTTGAGGTTGCGCGGGCCGGGCGCCGGGCGCGGCGCGGGCACCGGCAGCGGCGCCGGAGGCGGCGTCGGGTGGCCCTGCAGGCTGGCCCACAGCGCGTCCAGCTGGGCGAGGGTGACCCCGTCGTTGACCTCGAAGTGCATGCCGTCCTTGCGGCCGGTGTAGTCGCCGCCCCAGCGGATCAGCCCGTGCGTGTCGCCGACGATCCGGTGGATGGCGGCGATCTCGGCGGCGGTGTAGTTGGCGGTCGGCTCGGTGCCCAGCGGGTGCAGCGGCGCGTCGAGGTCCAGCGCGGTGCCGCTGGCGTGGTTGCTGATGACGGTCGAGCCGATGATGTTGCGGTGCGCGTAGCCCCAGCAGCCGGGCCAGACCAGGTGCTGCACCTCGTTGTGGTACCGGGTGCCGACCCAGGCCAGCACGGCGCCGGGCGACCCGGCGTGCAGCGACACGGTGCCGCCCGGCAGGGCGAAGTGGGCGAGGACCGGGTCGACGGCCCAGCCGTTCTGCGATGCGGTCACGGGTGTCCTATCAGTCGATGGGGAACAGGCCGGAGCCGTAGATGGAGTTGCCCGCCTGGCCGTCGATGTTGATCTGCGCGGTGCCGTCGGTGAGCACGGAGAACATGCCGTCGGTGACGCCGTCGGTGCTGTCCTTGGTGAACCGGGTCACGTAGGTGGCGGACGGCCGGGCCCCGACCGGGAAGGTGAAGACCTGGATGCCGCCGGACCCGGCCGACCAGCCCGTCGCGCGGGACAGCCGGAAGCGGAAGTGGCAGTAGCCGTCGGCGATCCGGTACTGGGTCTGGTGGCCGTTGGTGGTCACCGTGGTGAACGGGCTCAGCGGGGTGAGCGCCAGCCAGCCGGAGTCCCCGGCGTGCCGGTTCCAGGCCGTGCCGGTCCAGTGCCACATCACGCCCGGGTCGGTCTGCCAGACCATGAACCCGCCGTGCAGGAGCGCCGAGTAGGTGGTGGAGATGGCGTCGCGGCCGGTCTGGTCGGCCACGATCGGCGCGGCCCCGGCCTGCCGCCAGGCGGTGCCGTTGTAGCGCAGCGTGCAGCCCAGGCCGGTGTGCTGGAACTCGTCGCCGTTGAGGACGCCGGTCGAGGGGAGCACGGTGCCCGCGCCCCAGAACACCGGCAGCCGCACGGCGGCGGTGGTGGCGCCGGTGCGGAAGTACAGCCCGCCGTCGGTCTGCGCCCACAGGCGGCCCTTGGAGGCCACCCCCGCAGGCGCGGCGATCTGGGCGAGCACCAGGTCGGCGGTGGACTCCACCCCGACGCCCTTGAGCAGCCCGGAGCCGGTGACGGTGGTGGCGGCCACGGCCGCCCCGGTCAGCGTGCCGGTGACGGTCAGCGTGCCGCCCACGCTCACGTTGCCCGTGAAGGCCCCTGAGGAGGCCGTCAGCGCGTCGAGAGTGGTGGGGTGGCCTGAGGGGACCACCAGGCCCCCCGAGGCCGTCAGGAGCCCGCTCAGGCCGATGGTGCCCCCAACGGTGGCGTTGCCCGTCACGGACAGCGCGGCCATCGAGGTGGTGCCGGTCATCGTCGCCGAGGCGATCGTCGGCGAGGTCAGCGTCTTGTTCGTCAGCGTCTGGGCGTCCGAGGTGCCGACCACCGCGCCGGACGTGCCGTGCACGCCCGAGGTCGCGTTGACGTGGGTGTTGGCCTCGTCGTAGTCCTTGGCGATCGTCACGTGCAGGAACGACGCCCCGGCCGCGTGACTCTTGGCCGTCGTGCCGTCGTAGCCCCGGGTCACCGTCACCGTCGACCCGGAGACCACCGTGACCAGCACGATCTCCTCGTCGGTCTCGCCGCGCGAGATCGCCGCCGTGAAGTCCGCCGCCGGGTAGTCCGAGAAGCTGGTCAGCGAGAACGTGGTGTCCACGGCCGTGATGCCCGAGGTCAGCGTGGCCTCGGTCGCCGTGTTCGAGTAGTGCCGAACGGTCACCTCAGCCCCTCCTGAGCAGCTGGATCGGGTACATGGCGTTGAGCTTGTTCAGCTCGCCGGTCAGGGCCTGGGTGTAGAGCGCCTGGTAGAAGCGGGAGATGTTGATCGCCGACCCGGCCGGAACCTTGTCCGCGCGGTCGGCCGCCTCCACCGTCATCACCTGCGTGCGGGCCAGCTCCTGGCCGAGGATCAGCCGGGCGATCGTGCCGAACACGACCGCGTCCCCGGTGGACTCCTGCAGGCCGGTGGTCGCGGCGAACTCGTCGGCCTCGTCGACCAGCGCCCCCGGCTCGGCGGCGATGGTCACCTGCACGGTCATCATCGCCTGGTTGGCGTCCAGCTCGATCAGCTTCTGCCCGGCCACGGTGCGCACCGTCCAGTCGCGCAGCACGTGCCGGTCCCCGACAAACGTCGGTGACGGAATCGTCGCGTCCACCCGCAGGACCCGGATCGTGTCGTCCGGCAGCGGATAGCCCAGGCCGACGAAGCCCTGCGTCTGGATCGGGTCCAGGTCGCGGGGCGCGTACAGCGGCGGGCACGCCGCGCGCACCGTCTCGTTGATCGCGTCCCCCACCCGCTTGCGCGGGAACCGGGGCCGCACCGTGACCATCGACCCGGCGGCGTGCGCCGCCGCCACCGTCGACCGGTGCCCCCGACCCCACGGCGTCAGCTGCGCCTTGCCCGAGGCCGGGTCGAACCGGGACACCACCAGCAGCTCGCGGTCGATCTCCACGATGCCGTTGGGCCGGGCCGCGCCCGGCTGGTCGCCGAAGTCGAAGATGGCCTCGGTGCCGTCGGCGGCCAGGTCCGCCGTCAGCGTGCCCATCGTGGGCACGTCCACGAACCCGTGCAGCAGCGAGATGATCTCATCGGTCAGGTCGCCGAACGTCCTAGGCATCGGCGGCCTCGATCGCCGCCCGCACCTGCGACAGGTGCGTGCCCTCGGGCTGCAGGCCCTGGCGCCGGGCGTCGGCGTAGGCGTTCAGCCGGGCGTCGGTGTAACGCTTCACGCCCGAGCCCAGGTCGCCGATCTGGAGGCGGGCCGCGCGGGCGCACTCCCCCCAGCTGGCGTGATCCTGCGACGGGCAGCCGGAACGGCAGTTGCTCACGTGGCCCCCAGGTCGGTGATGTAGGAGCCGAGGCCGCCCGCGATCAGGGCCGCCCGCTCGTCGGAGTTGATGAGGTAGGTGGACCCGCCGCGCCAGTAGTGCAGGGCGCCCACCAGCTGCTCCGGCGCCGGAGACAGCTGCGTGTGCCACACCCCGTCGGCGTCCTGCCACACGGACTGGCCGTAGGGGATGATCCCGCGCAGGCCGCGCCCGGCGATCGGGATCACCACCTCGACGGTGGGCGGGGCGAACTGCCACGGGCCGGAGCCGTCGGGCACGCCGGGCCACAGGGTGACGCCCGGATACAGCTCCGGGCCGGGGTAGGGGCCGGTCACGGGTTGCTCCTGATCTCCAGCGGCTGGAGCACCCCGCCGATGCACACGCGGGTGACCACCGGCAGCACCGTCACGTTGACCGTGTCCGAGGCGGTGGCGCCGCCGTTGTCGGTGACCGTGTAGGTGGCGGTCAGCGTCTCCCCGGCGATCGAGCCCCGGACCTTCGCCGTCGCCGTGGCCGAGGTCTGCCCGGTGAGGAACGTGAACCCGGTGCCCGACCAGGCGCGGGAGGCGATGGTGCCGTCCGAGTCCGAGTCGGTGCCGCTCAGCGTGACCACGCTGTACGGCTCCACGCCGGTCTGATCCGCCCCGGCGTTGCACGTGGGCGCGACGTTCGCGGGCGGGGTGAGGTTGACGTTGTCGACCAGCGCCGGGCCGGTCGTGCCCGACCCGCCGCAGCCGATGATGGCCTTCATCGCGGTGAACGGGACGCTGGACGAGGCCACCGTGGCGAACTGCGTCCACGTCAGCCCGTCGGGGCTGTAGTCCCAGAAGAACGACGTGGACGACTGGCGGATGCGCCACCACTTGTGCGTCGCCGCGACGTAGGGCGTGGTCGCCAGCACCGTCTGCGTGCCGGTGCTGTTGTTCCAGTACGCCCGCAGCGTCGAGCCCAGCACCTCGATCGACAGCGAGTTCTTGTTGGTCGCGTTGGTGCCCGAGTCGTACAGGCTGAGGAACGTCTCCGGGCTGCCGGTGCCGCCCTGGACGGCCTGCACCACCTGGAGCAGCAGCGCCGACCCGGTGAGGTCGTAGCTCGACGCGGAGGTGATGGCGCCGGTGAACGAGCTGTTCCCGGTGAACGACGCCTGCCCGCCGCTGACGGCCGCCGCCGCGCCCCAGGTCCACTTGGTGGTGTCCTTGGTGGCGAAGTCGTCGGTCAGGGTCGACATCGGGGTGGTCAGGCCACCGGGGAAGCCGGTGTTGTTCACCACCAGCTCGTCGAAGTGCAGCGTGCAGGTGGCCGCGTTGACCACCCCGGCCTGCCAGCCGGACACGGTGGTCAGGCCGTTGTTGGCGTTGGTCACCACGCCGGAGTCGTAGTCGGCGGTCGTGCCGTTCTGGTTGGCCCCGACGAACACCTTGACCTGGGCCTGGCTGGTCGCGGCGTTGACCATCAGCCCGATGCGCAGCATCGTCCCGGCCGCCACCAGCCCGCTGCCGCTGATCGCCACCTGGGTGGCGTTGGCGTTGCGCACCTGCACGGCCCCGGCCGTGGTCAGCCGGACCTCGCACACCGTCGAGCTGCCGCTGCGGATCTGGAAGATCGACGTGGACGCGGAGGGCAGCGTCTCCACGTACACGTACACCCGGGCCCACACCTGCCCGGTGGCGGTCCAGGTGTTCAGCCCGTTGATCTGCGAGGCGGAGCCGGTGGCGACCACCTTGGCGGCGGTCGCGCCGGTCGAGCCGACCGGGATGTGCGCGTTGGAGAACGTCCACGTGCCCGACACCAGATTCAGCCCGGTGTTGGCCGAGGTCATCGCCGTGCCGTTGGTGCCCTCCGCCGTGAACGTGGCGAGAGTTGTCACAGGGCTCCTATCCCGTCAGCGGCATCGCGGTCATGTACGGCGCCCAGACGCTCCACAGCGGAGAGCCGGTGCCGTCGGTGTACGGGGAGTAGTGGCCGTTCTTCGCGGCGTGCGTGTTCTGCCCGAAGCCCTGGTTCCAGTTGGCGCCCGAGACGCCCTCCCACAGCAGGCACACCTTGGGCGGGGTGCCGCCGGTCATGCCGCCGCCCGCGAGGAACAGCGCCAGCGTGTCGGTGTGCCACTTCTTGCGGCCGACCTCGTTGGTGTCCCAGTTCCGCAGCGGGGTGTTGACCTCCAAGATCCCCCACGAGTCGGCGTAGCCGTTGCGCTCGATGAGGTCGAACATGTTGGAGTAGCGGATCGACGGCACCGGGTACGTGGTGTCGTACATGGTTCCGGTGGCCGGGCCGCCGTAGGCGTTCGACCCCGACGGGCTGGTGTTCTGCCCCGGGTTGCCGTAGGCGTCCATCGCCAGGATGTCGCAATGCGTGCCCTTGGGCGGCACCCACGCGTCGTCCCAGGTCGAGGTCTTGACCGGGTAGTTCATGCCGCCAGCGGTCTGGTAGTCCATGAAGCAGGCGGTGATGTACACCTTGACCCCGGCCGCCAGGGTGGCCGAGTTCTTGGCCTGCATCATGTACTTGTAGGTGTTGACGAAGTTGGTCGGGTTGACCTCCATGCCACCGGAGCTGTTGGGCTCGTGGTGGTACACCCAGAACACGACCCACCCGGCGGGGATGTCCTCCAGGAAGGAGACCATGTCGGCGATGGCGGCGCCGGAGGCCAGCTCCGCCTCGGTCCAGTTGCCGCCCGCCTTGAAGGAGATGACCACCCGCTTCTCCGGGCAGGTGGCGGTGGTCGGCGTGAAGTTCGGGGTGAGCCCCGTGGCGGCCGGGATGTACACCCGCACCACCGGCGCGCGGCCGGAGAACTGCCCCTTCTTCCCGGTCATCGAGTCGATCGACCGGTCCCCGGCGCTGGTGTTGGTGGCCGAGTTGAACCCGAAGTACGTGGCCACCTCGGTGGTGCCCGCCTTCGCGGGCACGGCCGTGGCGATGTTCGACGGGCCGGAGATGCCGACGCCGTTGACCGCGTAGACCTGGAAGTTGTACGTGACCCCGTTGGTCAGCCCGGTGACGGTGGTCGACGTGCCCGAGGCGGTGGCCGCCACCGTGTTGAGGTTGACCCGCTTGATCTGGTAGGTCACGCCGGGCGTGGTCGAGGCCACCCAGGACAGCGCGACCTGGGAGTCCTCGGCGGTGGCGGTCAGCGTGCCGGGAGCGTTCGGCGGCGCGGCGAGGGTGCGGCCCTTCTGGACCAGCACCCCGCTGACGACCGTGCGAACGCCGACCAGGGTCACGGCGTGACGTGATGCTCGTCGTAGTCGAGCATCCCCGTGCCGCCGACAGAGGGGGCGGGGTCGGCGCCCTGCCAGATGAACATGACGTCGGTGCGCGACGTCGGCCGGGTCGGCCACACGCCAGCGGTCTTCACCACGCGCCCGACCGAGCCTGCGGGCATGTCGGCCCAGCTGATGCTGGTCAGCCCGCCGGTCGCCGCGTCGATGGTGATCGTGTTGCCCGCGTCGTTGTACGTGATGGTGACCGAGTCGCCCGCGACGAGGGCGGCGGCGACGGCGTCGACCGCGTTCTCGTCGGTGTACCGGCCGGACAGGTCGGCGTACGCGCCGGTGGTGGCGACGGTGGCCAGGCCCGCGAGCTTGGCCCGCTCGTCCGCCGTCATGATCTTGTTGACGGTGCCGTCGGCCAGCTTGTCGGCGGAGATCGCCGCGCCCGTGGCGACCTTGGCATCCGTTACCGAACCGTTACCGGGAGTGGCCACGATCGGCCCGCCCGCCACCGTCGGCTGCGTGGCGAAGTTCCAGTTGCCCGACGGGTTCACCGTCGGCGCGGCGTTGACCCCGCTGACCACCCGGGCGTCGATCGCCGCCTGGGTCTGCGAGCCAGCGGCGTTGGCCAGCGTGGCGACCGCGCCGTCCAGCTCGTCATCCTGCACCGAGGCGTTGATGCCGTCCTCGATGTGCCCCAGGCGCGCAGCGGTGATCGGCGTGCCGCCGTCGACCCCGTCCGCCCAGGACTGTTCCGCGTATCCGCTCATGGTTCCTTCCTGGGCACGCCGAGCGACCCGGCCCGGGAGTAGTCGGGCCGGGTCGCTCGGGTGGGGTTGGTTACGGCAGCGCCGGGGCCAGCGAGGACTGGGTCTTGACGACCAGCAGCGACTCGGGCCGGAACAGCGACCAGCCGAGAAGGCCGTACCAGCCGACCGGGAAGAACCGCTTGAGGGCGTCGGTCACGGGACCGATGACCGTGTGCGGCTCGACGGCGGTGGCCTCGACCAGCGCCTGCTTGCCCGTGACGTAGGTCAGGTAGGTGCCAGCCACACCCGAGGCCGGGTCGGTGACCTTGCAGCGGGTGTTCTCGATGAACCGGATCGCCGAGTAGCGGCCGATCTCACCGGCGTAGATCGCGCCGGTGTCGACGTACTCGTGGGGGGTGGCCCACGTGTTGGCCCCGGACTCGCTCATCAGGTCGAAGGTCACGTCCGGGTGGACGTGCGCGACGTACGAGGAGCCGTCCTTGAACGGGACGTTCGCCGACCGCATGTTGTTGCGGATCTCGCGGGTCAGCGACGCGGAGAAGGTCTTGGTGGTGCGACCGGTCGCGTCGATGGTGTTCGTCCCGGCGTCCATCTTCGCCCGGACCAGGGCGTCGATCGTGTCGGCCTGCTGGCGGGCCAGCAGCTCGGCGATCTCCTGGTCGGGCTTGGTGAACGCGGTCGCCTGCAGGCGCAGCGTCTTGGGCACCCAGGCGCCGTACTCGGCGATGGTCACCGAGGTGCGGGTCGGGTTCGCCACGACCAGCGAGTCCGGCGTGACCGTCTCGGCCAGCGGGGTCGTGGTCGTGCCCAGGTCGGCGTACCACGTGAAGTACACCGTGTCGCCGGGGTTCGTGACGTTGACGGGACGCCGGTCCACGATGGACCGGAAGGTGGGCGTCTCGCGGAGCTGGAACTCCACCATCCGGTCGTAGGCCGGGATGATGAGGTTGGACAGCTGAGCGGTAGACGCGTAGGTGACAGTCACCTGGTGCGCTCCTTAGCGCGCGGAGGGATGGGGGGCTACGCCTGGCGGCCCGCCTCGATCACCGCGTACTCCTCGATGAGCCGGTACAGCTCGTCGGGGTTCTTGGCCTCGGCGAACTTCTGCGCGTACTCCGCCTCGCTCATCGGGGCGATGGTCGGCGGGGACGCGTTCTGCGCGAGGCGCTGGGCAGCGGTGGTCTGGGCCTGCTGCTCCGGGGTCGTGGTGGCCGGAGCGGCCTGCGCACCCCACAGCTGGCCGTACTTCTCCACGAAGGCGGTGGCGGCCTCGTCGTTGAGGTCGCCGTCCTTGGGGAAGAAGTCCTTGGCCAGGTCGGGGATGCTGTGCTTGGCGAACAGGTCGGCGACACCGCGCTCGCGGGCCTCCGCGTCCTGCTTCGCCAGGCGCTCGTTGAGGGCCTTGTTCTCCGCGAGCACGCGCTCCAGCTGCTCGCGCAGCTTGCCGCCCTGGTTCTGGGAACCGGGCTCGGAGCCGTTCTCGCCGAGGAGGTCGTCGAGGCCGTCAGACATGTGTTGCTCACCCTTCGTTGCGCACGCCAACGAGTCGTCCCAGGGGAAGGACGGTCGCGCTCGTGCTGAGAGCCGGACTTAGGACGCTGCATCCCGGGGCCGGTCGGTCCGGGGCAGGGTGGGGTGGCGAGGACTTGAACCTCGCTCCCACCGCTCTCGCGGTGGGTGTCGCCAGTCAGTCACCCCTAGCGGCTCAGTACGAGCCGCTGGTCCTGCGGTTGAGCGAGTTGGCGTCGGCGCCCGCGCGGGCGCTGAACAGGGCGCGCTCGGACTCCTCCAGCTGCTGCTGCTTGCGCAGCGCGGAGGCCGCGCCGGTGATGGTGGCCGCCTCGGCGGTGGCCTGGTCGAACGTCGTGCCGTTACGCCGGGCGATGGCCTGGTCGGCGGAGAGGGTCTGGCCGATCTGCGAGAAGCCCTGGCTGAGCTGGTCGACCGAGAAGCCCTGCTGGGCGTACTGCTCCAGCCGCCCCTGGTTGGCCTCCAGCCCGGACCGCTGCGCGGCCACGCCGCCCTGCGCGGCGGTGAGCATGTTCTGCAGCACCGGCAGGGAGCGGGACTCGTCGAGCACCGCCGCGATCCCGGCGCCGTCGGAGAGCCCGTAGAAGTTGCGCCACACGTCGCGCAGCTGGGGATCGCTGCCGAGGTAGACCTGCTGGGCGACCTGCACCCGGGACCTGAGTTCGTCCGGGGACACGTCGTTGGACAGGAACTGGTTGAAGTCGGCGGGCTGGTCGTAGAAGGAGCTGGGCAGCCCGTAGGACTGCAGCACCTGTCGGTAGGCGTTCTCGGTGGCGATGTACTCCGCCGGGCTCAGCGCGGCCAGGCCCGCCTTGATGCGGGCCTCGTTGGCCGAGAACCGCTGCTTGTAGGCGTCGGTCTGCTGCAGCTGCAGGGTGATCG